TGGCGGACAGGTCGTAGTAGAGGCTTTCGCAGGCGCCGAGAGCGCTCATGGCTTCCGCTCCACGGATGGTGCCTGCGTGGGCCGTGTCATTGCGTCGTAGGCGTCCTTCACGCACGGGAAGCAGAGCCACGCGGTGCTGGAATCGTAGTCGGGCTCGTCGCCAACCTGGACGAGCGGACCCACCAATGGTGAAGCGGCGCACCCACCCGCGCCGCATCCGCCGCAGCGCAGATACTTTGGGTCGTCGATGCGGAAGGCTTTCACTTCGGCTCCTCGCATCCAGAAGGCGCGGAACGACGAGCCAGCTTCAGGATGGCCGCCTCCAGCGACTGCCACTCTCGCTTGTTGTACTCCGGCGTTCCAACGGCCCGCGTCCAAAGACGGTGCATCAACAGGTCGGCCTCGGCGAAGTCCGGATCGGTGTCCTTGAGGCTGGGCATCAGGCACCGCCTTTCGTGTGCGACGGGCGTCGAGAGAGCCGTCCGCGTGGTTCCTTGTTCCAGTGCCTGGTCCGCGCATCTTGCGCACCGACCATCGAGACGTCGACGCCGCATTCCTCGAGTTCGTCGGCGGCCTCCTCGAGGAGAACGTCGAGCCCCTTAGGGTCCGCCACGGCGATGCCGAGACGCATGCGCTGCTTGGCGTCGCGGAGACGCTCCACGAGCACATCGATCTTGCGGAGCCGCTCCTGCGTCTCCCATTCGAGGTCGTCTACGTACTCGACGGTGTTCACTTCTCGGGCTCCTGCGCTTGGCCCTTCATGGGCAACGGCCATTCGGCGCACCGATAGAGGTAGCAACCAAACTCGTGCTGAAAGTTGTGAAGCGCGTCGGAGTCCGGCTCGGTCGTCTCCGTCTTGCGGAAGCAGCCACGGCACCCCACGTAGCGCGTGCTCTGGTTCGTCTCGAGGTCCCAGATGGCCCAGACACGCATCATCTGCCCCCGAAGCAGGCCCGCGATGCGCCCGATCTCCACGCGTAGGTACGCGTTCTCGGCCTCCAGGTTCGGTCGTCGAAAGTTGACCACGTCACCCATCGGCGTCGTCTTTCTGGCAGCGACACACCGGACGAAACGCACTCGCCGCTGCGCCGATGGCGGACACGCAGAGCATGCCCAGGATGACCGTCAGGATCGGGTGGTCGCCAGCAAAGGTGTAGAAGTTCACTTCGGCTCCTGGGATGAGGACCCCGTGGAACGACGCTGCGCAGCGCTGATCTTCCTGCCGAAGCCAACAGGATCCCGCTGCCACGCTGCGCGGCCCTTGGCGAGCATGTCGCGCATGTTGTCGGTGTCCGTCCCGAGCTCGAGGTGGTCTGGGCGGACGCACTTTGGGTTGTCGCATTTGTGCATGACGACGCGCTCTTTCTCCGGGTGACCGGGGATGTGACCCTCGATGGGTCCGTAGGTGAGCTCCCACGCGACGCGGTGCGCCTGGCGTTCCTTGCCTTGCATCTTGAAGCCGCCGTACCCACGCGCAAAGAAGGTACTCTGCCACTCCCAGCATGCGTCGCCTTCCGCCTTCTTCACGTGCGACCAGAACCGGGCTTCGTCGTTCATCCACGGACGAACGTAGAGGTGTGCAGGATTCAGGCATCGAAAGACGCCGCATGTGGTCGAGACCTGCTCGTTCTTCGTGAGGGGCCGACCATTATTCCACTCCCACACCAGCCGCCTCGGATTCGCTCCGCGCTTGCCGTCGGAGCTGTGCGGGGCGCCCTTTTGACTCACGCCACCGGTCCAAAGCCAGCACTCGTCGGGGCCACGCTTCACGGTCTTTGCATCGATCCGCTCAACGAGGTTCGGCATCACCACCCTCCGATCTCGGGGCTGAACCTGCACAATCCGCAGGGCGGGTCATTTCTCGGCTCCAATCTCTTGAAGCTCGTCAATCAGAGCGACGACCACGTTCGCCAGGTCGCGCGTTGCTTTGGCGTTCGCCTTGTCCTCGCGGATGCCAGAGGCCCAATGCCGGAGCAACTCGAGTCGCTCGTATCGCGTCGTGTCCAGAGGCCCCTTCGTCGCCACATTACCCATTCGCTTCCTCCGTCCTTCGCTTGCATGTCCTGATGTCGTGGCCACGGCGGCGGCATTCCCCGCAGCGCTTCCGGCCCTGGTAGTTGATTCGAGCTCGCTGCCTCAGCGTGTGGCGGCGCGAGCAGACGCGACACATGAGCCGGCCAGGGCGCGCCAGACGCCACTTACAGTCCGGACAGACGCCCGCCGCGATGAGGCGGTTCCTCACCTCGGTCATCTCAGCGAACTGCTTTGGACTGCGGGGCGTCTTCACTTCGGTTCCTTGCTGCACAACTCCGACACCCGTCGCGCTTGCGAAGCCGCGCACATCTTCTCGTTGACCCACCCGCAGCTGATGGTGACCGGCTCGACGGCATCCAGTGCCAGGTTGGCCACGATGGCCCGACCCTCATGGCCGCACCGAACGCATCGAGTCATTGCCATGCGTGTCACTTGTCCCCCTGCGCTTCGGAGGTGCGCAACCTCTCAAGCGTGGTCTTTACGATGGCGAACTTGCCACCAGGGCAGCTCACGCGCAGCGAGATAAGCCGACGCTTCGCCTCCGCAAGTGATGTGTAGGAATCACTGAATTCCATCCAGAACTGACGTCCGAGCTTGGTCCCGCAGAGGTCCCAGACGGTGTAGTAGGTCTCGATTCGCTGGCGCGCTTTCACTTGCCACCCGTGGGATGGGTCGGGCGTGGATCGAGCCTGAGTTTCTTCATCAGATTCAGGCATCGCTTGCACGTCACACCCTCAGGGAGACTCGTAAGGGCCGCGATGCATTGAGGCACTCGTTGACACAGTGCTTCGTCGCCCTTGGACATAAGGTGCCACTTCATTTCCCGTTCTCCGCCTTGACCATCCCACGGGTCTCGTCGAGATCCTCAATGGCGCTGACCAGCATGGCGACTGCGGCGCTGTCCTGACCGTAAGATGCCGCCACCGCGCGAGCGCGCTTGAGCACCTCGAAGATGGCCCGCATTTCCTCGTGCTGTTGTTGAACGACGCTCATCAGGGTTTCGCCTCTCTCATCCGATCCCTTGGGTCCCACGCCTCCTCATCGAGCACCATGCGCGCGAACGAGTGCGCAGCGTGAGGCGTCGTCGCCTTCTCTGACGCCAGCGTGTCGAGCGTCAGCCGCATCACGTGCTCGTGGTGCTTGGCCGCACGTACGAGGCGCGAGATGCGCCACTCGGCAACGAGCACCCATGCAACGAGCGAGGCGAGTAGGGCCCAGCTCACGGCTGCTCCTTGCTCGGCGTATCCGTGGAACGGCCGAGAATCAGCCGCCCGATCGCTTCCGCGCACTGCGGCATGACAGAGTTGCCGAGGCTTCGCCGTCGAGCTCCGTCCAGCCCGGCGGGAACCCCATGAACCACTCGCACCATGCTGGGTTGAGCGGTCCACCCGCGAGGGCGCCAAGCGCTCTCCCCGACTTGATCCGTGGCCTGTTCTCCCCGTGATGCGCATCCGCTCGGTGCGAGCTCGGGATGGCCAGTAGCGTCGGCAGCAGCCTCCGGTGGGAGGGCCACTTTTGCATCGACGGCGCGAGGAGGTTGGCCTTTGCCGTGAGCGTGGGCAACAACGAAGACTCGTCGCCGGAGGTGCGGCGCTCCGACGTCGGCGGCAGAAAGCAGGTAGGCACGGGCTCCGTATTCGAGCTCGCAGAGGTGCCGGCGCACCGTTGGCAGCCAGGACCGCACGCCGCTTGCGACGTTTTCGACGACGACGACCGACGGACGCACCTTGGCGACGACGCGGGCGAAGTAGTACCAGAGCGAGGAGCGCTCCCCCTGGAGACCGCGTCGAGCGCCTGCGCTGGAGACGTCTTGGCAGGGGAACCCTCCGCAGATGAGATCCACATGGGGATAGTCCCGGGGTTGCGTGACATCGGAGAACCTCGTGACGTTCGGCCAGTGCTTCGCGAGCACGGCCCGACAGAACGGATCGATCTCGACCTGCCAGACGACCTCGCCCACGCCGGCGCGCTCAAGGCCGAGCTCCAGACCACCGATGCCGGAGAAGAGAGAACCGATGGTCATCACGGCTTCGCCCTCTCTCTGCGTGGGCGCGCAGCAAGCTTGTCGGCGGCGTCGATGGCTCGTTGGAGCGCACGCTTGTGATCGCCCCACGTGGAGACGAGATTCGCAAACGGGCGCGCAGCGAAGAGCACCTGAAGCAGCGCCTCGTGCTCGGCCCTCGTGATGACGACACGTGGCGCGGGCTTCTTGGTGCTTCGCTTCTTTGCCTCGCAAAGGTCGCCGTCCCGCATCGGACAGTCGACCACCTCGCGCGCCTTCATGGTCAACCCGCAGTGGGCGCAGTAGTGCGTTGCCTTGGGGTCCTGGGAGATATCGACCCTCACGTCCCACCTCCACCCGTTGCCGATGTCCTGCGACGGGCGGCGATGGGCCCGTCCTCGTCCAGCCAGAACTCGATGTGACGGGCCACCTTGCGCTCGTGCTCCGCGGCAACCATCTCGTCCTCCCAGACGTCCTCGGGGATCGCGTGCCAGAGATCGGCGAGCGCCTTCGCGGTGTTCTCGCCTTCCTTGGCGCGGATGTAGAGCTGCCCGTCAACCCGGACAGCTACTGGCCCGAGGCGTTCCACGCCTTCTTCGGGAGGCGGAAGAGACGGCATCTCGCCATCGAACCGGATGATGATGACGTCTTCGACGTGGCGCACGCGAACGTCGTCACGGAAAGCGAGGTTGGTTTGCAGCCACGTGTCCAGGTAGCGCTTCACGTCCCACCTCCGCTCTTTGCCGCTGCTCTCCCACGGTCGTCTTCGATGCGTCGCCATCGGTAGAACCCGAGGACGTTGATCCCGGCGAACACGGCGTGGTTCGCCATGAGCGCCCACGCTCCGACGAGCGGGGAGTAGACGAGCCAGCATGCGTTCGAGCAGAGGCGAATCACGTGGCCCCGGTTCGTCTGCTTGGTCAGCTCCAGGTTGCCCCACACGTTCAGCGCGAAGGCCACGGCTCCGATGCCCTGGTGGGCCATCTCGAGGCGGGTCACGTGTCCCACCGAACGCTCAGTTTGAGCGTGTGGCTGTCGTCAATGCGTTCCAGGTGCTGCTGTTCTCCGCGGCGTAGCTCGTCACGGGTGAACGTGGCGGCCCCGCCGAGGCGGCGCACCATGGTCTCGATCGCGCCAGGCGGAAGCGGTGCCTCGACAGGTGTCGCAGCGGCACGGCCACGCTCCACCTCGTCGCGAAGCGCGTTGCCCAGCTTGAACTTCCACGCGTGAGCCTTCGCCCGAACGTCGCCGACGACGGGGTCGTGGAGGCGTGGCGGCTGCTCGACGAGCGACTGAATCTCGGCGAACGCATCCACCGCCTGGCGAACCAGGGCGAGAAACGCCGGCTGCGCCTCTGATCGGCCACCCTCGGCGGCCAGAGCGCGCGCCCTCCAGTATTCGGCCTGCGCCCGATCATTCGGGTGCTCGCCACCATCGTGCCGCGCGTCGGGTCGGCAAGGAACGAGCGTCGGTCCTGTTTCGGACGGCACCACGACCGCCTTTTGGCCGTCGACCACCACCTCGTCGCCGGCTGAGACGCATGTCGCCTCAGCGGTGCGCTGCTCCTCGTGCTCGTTCGGGTGCTTGCAGTCGAGGTCATGCCTCACAATCCGGACACCGCCCTCATGCGGGATCTGGCTGCACCTGATGTGCCGCTTGCCGAAGTCGTTCACGTCACCACCTCCAGGTCATGCATCGCGATGAGCAACTCCCGCCCATCGTCCATCTGCACTGCTTGCACGCCGCTGCCGACGATCACGGTGTGCCCGAAGAGGTCGACCGGCTCGCCCTCGTTGCGGATCCGCTCACCGTGCATCGACACCATCTTCACGTCGCTGCGGACCTTCACACGTCGTCGTTCGCTGCTCATCGCTGGATCCCCCGTCGCTTCAGTTCTCGGTCTGCACGAGCCATGTCGATATCGGTCGGCTTGCCGAGCGGTGCCGGGAACGATCTCGCTCGGGGCCTGTGACGGTGCCGAGGCTTCTCCGCCGGCTCCACCTCGACGTCGTCGAAGGCGTCCGCGAGCTCGCGCAGCAGCTCAGCGATCCGAGGAGCGTTCACTTCGCCCTCGTCATCGTCTTGGTCCCGCAGACCAGGCACTTCACCCGCGCGACGGCATCCGACATGACCGCGCTCGCGAGGAGCGGCTCGGTCTGCTTCATGCCGCAGGTCTTGCACTCGAGCGCGATGTCAATCCGCTCGTTCCGCTTCCGTCGCTCCTTTTCGAGACAGGCCTGACAGTGGACCGACCCGTCGACGCGGACGCCGCCGCACTTGCCGCAGAGGCCGTTCTGTTTCCACGCGGCCGTCCGTGCCTTCAGACGCTCGAGCGCTGCCGCGCCGCCACTCATGCCGCCACCTCCTCGAGCTTGAACGGCCACTCCTTCGTGGCCACGTCTTCGACAGCGATGCGGCGGTGCCAGATCTTGCGGTCCGGGTCCCACCGAAAGCCAGCCTGCTTCGCGAGCGCGTTGGTGTCGTAGCTGACGATGGCGCGGTAGCTCTTCTTCGGCCGCGCAGCCTTGGCCAACATCGCCGCCACGTCCGTCATCTCGGCAGCCCGCTCGAAGAGCTGCACCAGCGTCATGACGTCGCTCAGGGCCCGGTGCGCGTGGGAGACGCCGACGCCGTGGGCAAGTGCCAGCGAGACAAGCGATCGGGACGTCGATGCCCTCGGCCACTCGATGTCATCGCAGGAGTCGATCCAGACACACGACTGGATCTGCTCTCCGAACCACTTTCGATCGAAATCGCCGTGCGCCACGATTGCGTCGGCCTCCTTCGCCCAGCCGAGCACCCACGACTCCGTCATCTTCATGTCGGTCGCGTGCGGGTGGTTGCTCACGAGAGCGGTTGGGATTCCGTTGACTGCCTCGGCTTCGTTCGATGTCGCTCGCAAGATCCACGAGCGAGCTTTGACGAGTGACCGGTGCTCGACCGACCAGAGCGCTGTCGCGACCTCGAGGAGTTGGCCGGTCGATGGGTCGAGGCTCGACGTTTCGGTGTCGAGGATGAGGATGGTCTTCATCCTTCTTCGCCCGGTTGTCGGTCAACGACCTCGGCCTCGACGACAGCGGTGGTCGTCTCGGGCGTTGACGTCTTGGCCCTCGCCTCTGCAACCTTGTCCTTGGTCGTCTTCGCCTTGCTGTCGGTCGTTTCCTGACCAGCCTTCTGCTTGGCAGCGATTGCGTCCTTCCACGAGCCCTCGCCATCGCGAATGGCGGCGTAGACAGCGCGCAGCTCGGCGAGCTCGGGAGGACTGGAGGAGCCGAGGTCGTGACCCAGGTAGGTCTTCAAGTCGCTGGGCTTCACGCCGATCGCGGCGAACGCGTCGACGAGCTTCTTCCGCGCGGCGTCCGGATCGCGCTGATCCTCGTTGCGTTGCGTTGCGATGACGGCGCTCATGCACTCGTCGAGGATGTCGCCGGGAAGGATGCGCAGGCCGTTCTGTCGGAGCGCCTTCGAGATGAGTGCGTTCTGCTTGTTCAACAGATCGTCTTCGGTCGCCTCGACGATGAAGACCTTGTAGCCGCTCGAGTTCGTGCGGACGGCGATCGGCTTCTGCCCATCCCGGAGCTTCGATCGTTCGATCGTCTTCTCGATGACGACATCCATCGAATAGGTGACGTTGGCTTCGAGATCTGTCACCGACTGGCGAAGGATCCGCTTCTTCGCGTCGTCGTAGATGGTTGCGGTCTCCGGCAGAACGTTGCCCATGCAACGAAGTGCCGCCTCGGCAAACCGGATTGACGGGCCCTCGACACCCTTGCCGACAGGCTTGAGGTAGCGCGCAACTTCCGCGAATCGCGGGCGTTGGCACTCCTTCAGGAGCCGCACACGAACGTCGTCCCAGTCGCGCGGATTCTTCATTGCCATCAGGTAGCGAGCCTGGACAGCAGCGGTGGCCTGCGCGGCGACGGCCGACGAGGCGGTCTCCGCGAGCGCCGTTGCGGTCACTCCGTCGAAGCCGTCCTTCGTCGTCGTGCCGGGCGTCGCCTCGACCTTCATCAACCCCGTTCCGTTCTGCTCACTCATGCTGCTTCCTCGCCTTCCTTCATTCCGAGCGCCTTCAGGAGGAAGACGCGGGTTCCCTTCTTGTTTGCCTTCCACGTGACTCGGAAGGACTCACCCTCGATGCCAGCACTCTCGCCGATGAGCAGCTTCAGTCGCTGCTCTGCGATGGCCTGGTCCTTCTCAGCCCTTCTGATCCGACCATCGGCCTCGAGCCACGCCTTGCCGAGACGCTCAGCCTCGGGTGTTGCGGCGACGAGCTCGGGGCGCTGGAACTTGAGGCGTGCTTTCAGAGCCGCATCGGCAATCGCACTTCCATCAGGGTCCGGCATTTCGTTCGTGACGACGTACTTCTCCCAGAACGATCGACACACCTCGACAAGGTCGGCGCCTAGCTCGCGATCGCGTTCGACCTCAAAGATGCGGAAGTCGGTTCCGCCGATGATCGCGATGACGTCACACACGTCAGCGTCGGCAACCTCCATCTCGTGCTGAACCTGCACCTCGACGTAATCGGGAACGCCCTCAGTCCAGTGGTGAGCCATCCAGTGACCGACGATCTTGATCTGACCGAGCCGTCGTTGCCCGAAGACGGCCAGATCCGGCGTTGCGACCATCCACGGATACTTTGCGTGACGGATGCTGCCGAAGTGCGCAGTCTCGAACCCGGTCTTCTTCTCGTAGAGTTTGCGCGCACCGTCCTCGAGCAGGAGACCGAGCTCCATCTCGTCGGTGGCCTCGCGGATCTCGATTCCAACCTTCTCGCACCAGACACTGATCTCGTTGCCGAAGGGGCTCACTCCGATGAGACAAGGACTCTCGCTTGCTCCGATGCCCGTCCGACGAAACGCCGCCTGTTCTGGAGTGAAGCTCACCGCACCGCCTCCACCGCCGAGGCCGGCGGCAGCGTGTCCGACCGCTCGATCTCGGCAAGCTTGTCGAGGATCCGCATTGCCTGCGGGAAAGCCCCTGCCATCGGCATCGAGTTCACGACCGCGTTGAACGCGGCGCGCGCTGATCCGTAGATCGACAGCAGCATCCCAGCCGTCGACGCGCCGTTCAAGATCATCGCTCCACCAACGCCAGATGCGGCGGCCGCTCGAAACGACCTGAGCAGCTGTTCACGCGAGTAGACATTGTCGTTGCTCATCGCTTGAGTCCCTCCTTCACCACCATCCACCCCATCGCGATCGTTTCCATGTCAGCCTCGGTGACGATCACCTCGCGCCAACGACCGCCAACCTGCTTTGCGATCCGCCAAGTCTTGCCGTCGTCGGGGCTGTAGACGGAGAGGCCATCTGTCACCGACGGGTACGGCGCCGCGCCCGAAACCATCCGGCGTGGGAACTGGATGACCTTCGCACTCACCGCGGCACCTCGAAGCTCTTCGGGCGACCGGCTTTGCACCAGGCCTCGTGTGCGGAGTCCCATCGCCACGGCCGCTCCACGAACGAGAGCGCACCGATCCAACCGTCGAGTTCGCCCGCGTTGCCGAGTGCGGTGGCGAACGCCAACACCTCGGCCTGCGACAGAAACCATGTGGAGGGACCCATCACGCAGCCTCCGATGCAGCCTGGATCTCGGCAGCCTTCGCAGTGATGGCGATCGCCTCGAGCACGGCGTCGCGCACTCGTTGCGATGTGAAGTCGTCGCCCTCATCGAGGTAGCGCTGGACGAGGAGGAGCGCGTTCTTCGCCTGCACGCTCAGCCCGCCGACGATTGCGGCGCACTGCAGTGAGTAGACCCTGTCGCAGGCCTCATCATTATCGCGAGCCAGCTTCTCGGCCTCGCGTTCGGAGGCTTCGAGGGCCCGCTCGAGTTCGGTGATGCGATCCGCCAATCGGCGCGCGTCGTCGGAGGCGCTCATCACTTCACCCCGTAGCGAAGCCAGCCGTCAGGCAGCCACGAGACCTTCGCCAGCGGAGCCGAGAAGTCGACGTGGTAGCCGGACTCCTGCTTGACGTGCCTCTGGAGCTCCCAGTCTTCCCAGCCCTCGGACGGGTCGACGATGACGCATGTGCCGTCGGTCCAGTGAGTGATCGACCCGTGGCGCTCCTCTTCGTACCGGCTCATTGCGTCACCCCCATCAGGCTCAGGTAGAGGTCGCACCTGGAGGTGTCACCACGGCGCCGCGCTGACTCGGCCTCACGCAACCACTCCTCGTTCATGTAGAACGCCGGACTGAGCTTTCGAGCGAAGCTCAGTCGACGATCGAGCGCCGTCATTTCCGCCGCGGTGCTTGTAGTGATCTGCTTCCATCCGACACTCATGCCGACCTCCTGACCGCATCGCACTTGCTGCACACATCGCCGTCGCTGAAGTCGTGGCGGCACGCGCGCGAGGGCTTCGGCGTCTTCTTGCCGAGCTGCTCCACCGCCCACCAAGGAAGGTCCGCCACTGGCACGCACGGCGTCAGCACGCCATCGGTGCGCGTCCCGAGCTTCGTCAGCCCGACGGTGACACCGAGCTTCGCCCAGTCGTCGACGTACGCGGACGCGGTCGCGAAGGCCTCGTCGTCCGTGCCGTAGACCTTCCACTCCTCGCCGTCGAGGTCGTGGCCGGGGCGGACGATTGCGAAGATGTGGTTGGTGCGCATCACGCCACCGCCTTCGTGAGCTGACGCCACTCGTGACCTTCGACGAGCCTCACCTCGCGGGTGCGGCCGAGGATGTGGAGGTCGTCGTTCTCCCGTACACCGATGTCGAGGCCGATGCCTTCGGCGATGGCCACCGCTGCGATCAGCCGCCCCGCTGCGAGCGCGAAGGCGACACGGACCGCCTCGTTGGCGATCGTCATCGCGCCGTTCCGCGTCGGGCGTCCGTCCGTCAGTGCCATCGACGTTACGAACGCTGCGATCGTTGCCTGGTTCATTGCTGGTCCCTCCGTCGTCGCCGCCAGCGTCCGACAAGGAACATTATTGCCATTCGGAAAGAATTGTCGAATAGAAACTTCAGAAATCGACGCGGGCTTGTGATTACGCGGCGTTGCGCGGTGGCTTGTGGCGCTTCGGAGGCTGGGCTTGCTCATGCACCGGGATGCTCCCGAGTGCATGAGGCTGGTCACGGGGTCGGCTGGGACCCCGCTCCATCCGCACGAGTGCGGCCTTTTGGGCTGTTCGGGCTAGGTCGCGCGCTGAGCGCGGCTCTTCGCGATCTGGGCGAGGCGCTGCACCCAGTCCTCGGGCTCGTATCGCTCGGTGGTGCCGGCGCGCTCCTTCCGAGCTGCGGCAGCGACCTCGTCACGGACGGGCATCGGCATCGCGGCAGGAGCCCACCGGCGGCTCTGTTTGATGGCCGCCTCGAGCTCGTCGACTGCCACGTCGCGGTCCTCGTCGACCGCGTCATCCTCGGCTGCATCCATCGGCATTCGGCCGTAGGAGAGCCATGGTGCTCGGATGCGGAGGGCAGCGCAGATCTTGTCGACGTCGTCCGCGCTGATCTTGGTGCGCTCGCCGTTCTTGAATCGCGAGATCTGCGGCTCATTGATCCCAGTAACCGCCGCCAGCTTCTTGCCGTTCAGGCCGCGGATCTTCATCGCCTCGCGGAGACGTTCGCCGCGTGCCTTGGGATCGCTCTTGAGCAGCATCTGCCCAGATGTTGCCACATGACAAAGCTCCTTCGCATCACTCGCGACGCTTTCCGTTTGACAAAGGTTACCGTTTAGCAATACTGCCACCCATGGGTGATCGGAAGAACGGCCTCCAGTTGTTGAAGGACCGGCTGTTGGAGTTGGGGCTGAATCAGAGCGAGTTCGGACAGCGCGTTGGAGCATCACCACCGATGGTCTCGCGGTGGATGAGTGCTGCACGAAGGCCGTCCCTGACGATGGCGTTCCGCATCCAAGCCGAACTCGGCGTTCCTGCGAGCGCATGGGTTGATGATCCGGTCGTGCCCGACGCTGATGACACTGGCGAACTCCAGGTGCTGACCGACGAGGCCGCCGCAAAGCTCGCCGCGACTGGCAACGACTGACATCTGCCGAGCGTGATTGCGATGCATGTAGATCGCAACCACTGCTCGGCTTTCGTGCACCCGGTTTTACTGCGCATGCGTCCCTGTGGCTGGAGTTTTCCCGATGAAGCCGACGATCGCTGAACACGGAATCGCCGGTTGGATAGCCGACCACCGATACCCAACTGAACGACTCACAACTTCATTGGCAAATAATCGGTCGCACGCGACCGACGTCCAGCATTTCTCCGGTGCTGAACGATGAGCGCCACCCTCTCCGTCGTGCCGATGTCCGGCTCCGAGATCGCGCGAGCTCGCACCCGTGCTCTCACGGCTCGCCAGCGGATGGCGCTCGACTTCATCGCTGGTCACATCGAGGCCCGCGGCTACCCGCCGACGGTGCGCGAGATCGGGTCGCACATGGGCATCCGGTCCACCAACGGCGTCAACGACCACCTCAACGCGTTGGAGCGCAAGGGCTACCTGCTGCGGACGGACGGCCTCGCTCGAGGACTGCGGCTTGCGTCGACTCCGTTCCTTGGGCCTCGTCGCGAGCCCGCGCAGGAAGACGATCTTGCGTCCCTCGTCGCAGAGAACCGCGCCCTTCGACAGCTCGTGCTGAAGGCACTCAATACCGTGCGAGCTGCACGACTGCCGGACGTCGAGGACTGGCGGATCGACCAAGCGGTGTCCGAGGTGAGCCGTGATCTGGCCGCACTCCGAGGGTCGCTTCCATGAGTCGCTCGGACAACTCGACGTTCAGCGCGGGCTCGGCCCGCTTTTTTAGCCTTACAGATTCGCAATTTGCGATGGGGCGGAAATGACTGCGGCACGTAGAACCCTGTCTACGAAGGCCATGGTGCGGCTGCCCATCGTCACTGACGACGAGAGCGGTCCGCTGCCAGTGCGGCCGAGGACGCGTGGGGACTGCGTCGACGGTACGCGCCCTTGTCCATGGGTCGGCTGCCGCCACAACGCGTTCCTCGAAGTGAACAGGAAGACCGGCTCGCTGACGTTCAACTTCCCTGGCGTCGAGCCCGAGGACATGGCTCCGGAGCGCTCGTGCACGCTCGACATTGCCGATGCCGGGGGCATCACGCTCGACGAGGCTGGCGACGCGCTGAATCTCACGCGCGAGCGTGCGCGGCAGATCGAGTTCAACGCGTTCCTATCCGCCCGAGATCTGACCGCTCGCGGTCGGACGACACTCGGCGAGTTCTTGGACAACGTGGATCCGAGCCGACCTCCGGTGACGAGCGGGCATGCTGCCAAGTTCGCCGACCCTGTCGTCGATCCGTTCGCGGAGTTCGAGGAAGTCGTCGAGGCGACCGAGCACCGCATCGTCTCGATTTTCGACGGGGCCGACGGCGAAGCCTGCGAGTTCGTGTGGACGATGTTCGCGAAGAAGCACGGCATTCGTTCGGCGAAGAGCGTCGCTGCATCTCGCGGGCTCGCGGCTGCTCGTGCGCGGCGTGGCGAAAGTTTTGATTCGGACGACCGGAATTTCTACGACGAGGAGGACCAATGAGCCACCGCGAACGCAATGTCCGCGGACTGTCCGACTGGATGCTCGGGCTGATCCTTCTGAATCCGCTGATGCGGAGTTGGCATCCGGCGGTGCGTCGGGAGCAGTGGCTCCGCGAGCTCGAGGACGTGCTGCTCGAGACTGCCAACGATGAGTCTGGGCCGTGGCCCGTTGCGAGGATTGGAGGGATGCACTGATGTTGCTCGTGCTGTTCGTGATGGCGGCCATGTCGTCGCTTGCGCCGGGGCGCGACCACACCGAGCTCGGCGGGGCCATCTCGCGCGTCGTGCTCGAGGAGAGGCCGCTCTTCCGCGATGACGAGTCGAAGCTCCGAACCGCCGCGCTCATCATCGCCATCGCCTTCCGCGAGAGCTCGCTCAAGAACGACATCTCGAGCAAGACGGACGACCACTGCGCGATGCAGGTGAACCGTCGCCCCGACCTCGCCAAGGATCCGGAGGCCTGCATCCGCGTGGGCATGACGATGCTCCGCGAGTCGATGCGCATCTGTCCGGCTCATCCCATCGCGTTCTACGCATCGGGACCCGGCGGCTGCGACAACGCTCGAGCGCAGCGCATCAGCCGTGACCGGATGGCCATCGCAGCCAAGCTCGTTCGCGAGGTGAAGCCGTGATCCGCATCTTCAACGTCATCGACGGGCTGGACTCATCCACCGTCATCATCGCCGCGGGCATCTTGCTGCTCGCCGTCACCATCATCGACCGACACGTGCAGGAGGGAACATGACAACGACTCAAGAGTGGGCGGACGTGACAGCGCAGGCTGCCGACGCGGACATCGAAGCCGAGGCGCGAGCTGCACAACTCGCGATGCCGCCGAGGAAGTTCGACGAGGTGCTGCCGTGTTCGCTGACCGAAAAGGAGGTCGCTGCCAAGGCTGACGAGCTCGAGGCGGCACTCGCGAGCGTCGACGTGCTGAAGGCAGAGAAGAAGGACCGCACCGCGGAGATCAACGCGCGCATCAAGATCGCCGAAGCGCACGTCACCGAGATCCGGGAGGTGCGAAGGACCGCCACCGAAATGCGCGCCGTCGAGTGCGTCGAGTCCTTCGAGCTCCGCCTCGGCGTCGCCAGGACCACGCGCGTCGACACCGGCGAGATGATCCGAGAGCGCGCGCTTCGCTCGTCCGAGCTTCAGCCGTCGCTACCCGGCACCGAGCGGCCGACTGCGACCTCGTTCGAGGACGACATCGAGCCCAGCGAGGGCGACGTCACGGTCATCGACGACCCTGCTGGCGTGCTCGCGGACTCGGCGGAGGAACCGGAGGCTCGTGGGTCGAAGCGGAAGAAGAGGGGGGCGTGAGCGTTCCGTTGAAGTTTGCGGCGGGCGATCCGTGCACGGTCTCTGGGCTGAGGGGCATCGTGCGCGCACTCAACGCTGGGTTCGCATCCGTCGAATTCGGTGAGACCGTCCGAGAAGTTCCCATCGGGGACCTCGACATCGCGCTTCCGAAGCTCGGGCCGACGGTTCGACGGGGGAAGTCGAAGCAGAACTACGGCACCCCTCCGGCGTTCATCCGCGCCGTCGAGAAGCGCTTCGGGAAGATCGTGTGCGACCTTGCCGCTGACGGATCGAACGCCAAGTGTGAGCGGTTCTTCAACGAGGAGGCCGACTCGCTGAAGCAGCCGTGGGCTGAGGCATTCCCGACTGGGCTGCTCTGGCTCAACCCGCCGTTCTCCAACATCGAGCCGTGGGCCGCGAAGTGCTCCACCGAGAGCGCGCGACGGCACGGGCTCATCGCGCTGCTGACGCCCGCGAGCATCGGCACCGACTGGTTTGCTTGCCACGTGAACCGGCAGGCCATGGTGCTCGGGCTGAGGCCTCGGCTCGTCTTTGAGGGCGAGGAGAACGGCTACCCCAAGGACTTGCAGCTCGCGATCTATGGCTTCGGGTTGCATGGGTTCGATACTTGGAGGTGGGCATGAACTCCGACATCACGGACCTGCAACGCGTGGTCGACGACTCGCACGCGAGGAAGCTCCGGTTCGAGGCGATGACGCGCGCGTCGAAGCTGATGCGAGAGGCGGCCGAGATCCTGTCTCGACTGGAGGGTGACGATGTCGCCGTTGCGGCTGGTCACCTGGCTGGCGCATGCTCCGCTCTCGCCGGACCGAGGAAGGGATGAGCTGGATCCCGTTCCACGAGGAGCTCCGAAAGGGGTCCAAGCGTGGCCTGCCCAGGGCTGTCCGCTTCGTCTACCTGGAGCTCGCTCAGGAGGCCCGGACCTTTCACGGTCGCATCCCGCTCCCTCGTGGGTTCAAGGACGACGTCGACGCCATCCACGACATGCTCGGTGGCAACAGGCGGGAGATCGCCCTCGCGCTCGAGGCTCTGAGCGAGCCGGACGACGACGGACGGCCGATGATTTCTCTCGAAACCGAGCGCGGACGGAAGGTTTTGGTCGTCGTTTCGTTCGATCGGTGGACAAAAGTGGCTTCGTCGGCGGAGCGCATGCGGCGACTCCGTGAAACGCGAAGTCAATCATCACCGGAGGTTACAAACCGATGTGACGTCACAAGTGACGAACAGCGACCGTCACAAGTGACGCCTACAGTACATAACAGAACAGAACAGAACAACACAGCACAGCACAGTGACGGCGCCGCTCTCGCGGCTCCCGAGCGGACGACAGGCCCCAAGGAACCGGAGCAGACCAACCTCGTCGCGGCGAAGCCGGACGAACCGTTGACGCCTAAGACTCGCGGCAAGGGGACACCGTCCAAGCGCACCGAAAGCGCCAAGGCCACGCGCATGACCGCGGACTGGACTCCGGGTTTCGACGTGGACGCTTGGGCCCGGGAGCAAGGCATCGGGAGACCCATGAGCACGCTCGAGGAATTCCGGGACTACTGGCTCGGCGTGGCCGGTGTTCGCGGGCTGAAGTGCAACTGGGACGCGACGTTCCGCAATCGGCTGCGGACGCTGCGCGACGAGGGCCGACTGCCAGCACCAGACCCCGTGCAGGAGCCCTTGCTGGACATGGCGCCGACGGTACGCGCGGCACCACCGCCCGAGGCATTGGCCGCCATCGCCAAGCTCGGGTTGCGAGCTCGAGATCCATTCGTCGGGGATGCGCTCGACGACGACGACGAACCGACAGGAACCTGACCCATGGCAATGCTTTCGTTGGTCCAACCGCCCGATGCTGCGCATGAGCCGCCGCATGCCGATCGCGCCGAACGCGCGGTGCTGTCAGCGGTCATCGCAGACCCTACGGCGATGAACCGGGTCGCAGACTTCCTGCGGCCACGGCACTTTTTCTTCGAGCGACACGCCAAGATCTTCGAAGCGTGCACCGAGCTTCACCGCGCGAACCAGGCAATCGACCCGACGACGATCGCGGAGTGGCTCCGAGACCGGAAGCGGCTCGAGCAAGTCGGGTTCGACTACATCGCGGACACCATCGCCTCATCGCCGGCGTTCGGCAACGTGCGAGACCATGCGCTCATCGTCCACGGCAAGTGGCGCGCGCGGCTCGTGATGCAGGCCGCCGATCGAGTTCGTCTCGCTGGGTACGGCGACTACGGCGACGTGCAGGACTACTGCGACCGCGCCGCCAAAGCGATGCTCGACATCGCTCGAGACACCGTCGTTGGTCGCGCTGAATCGACCGCAGAGGCGCTCCGACGAATCGCCGCGGAGATGACGCCAAGCGAGGAGCAACGCGCAGCCAAGAGCCAGCGAGGCATCCCCACCGGCCTGTTCTCATTCGACCGGTTGATGAACGGCATCCAACCCGGTCGGAAGCTCACGATCGCAGCGCTGCCCGGTGTCGGCAAGACCGCCTTCGCCATGCAGCTCGCTTGGGCTGTCGCGGAGCGCGGGGTCGGCGTGCTCATGTGGTCCACGGAGATGACGCGCGACGAGCTCGTCGAGCGCGAGATCTCCAGGCGCGGACGCATCCCGTTCGAGCGCGTGCGGACCCGCTCACTCGAGGCCGAGGACTGGCCGAGGTTCACGCAGGCAGCGTCTCGCATGGCGGAGCTCCCGGTCATCATCGACGACACCGCGGACATCCACATCGGCCAGATCCAGTCGGCCACGCAGGGCTACGCCGACAAGCTACGCGCAGACTTCAAAGTACCGCTCGGGCTCGTCATCATCGACTACATCCAGAACCTGGCCGTTGCACCGGAGGCATCGCACAAGCCGACGCACGAACAGGTCAAACACTCGACCGTGGAGTTCGCGCGCATGCTCAAGCGAACCGGCCTCGCGGGCATCGAGCTCGCGCAGCGCAAGCCCGTGCCGATCGACCCGAAGACGAAGCTCCGACCGAAGCCGACCAAGGGCTGCGTCGCCGACTCGCACTGGATCGAGCGCTCGACGCATGGTCTGGCGTTCCTGCATCGGAATCCTCGGTACGCGGTGAACGGCGTGGTCATCGGCGAGGACCCGACGTCGATCCAGTTCATTCTTGCGAAGCAGCGCGGTGGACGAGAGCATGACTTCGAGCTGCGGTTCGAGGGGCAGTTCTCGTCGTTCACCGATCCGAATGCGCCAGGCGGAGCACCGTCGCGGCAGTACGTCGACGATTCGCTGGAGGATGACCGATGACCGACCTCCGCTTCACCATCCCCGGCGAGCCGGTGCCGAAGGGCCGAGCCCGCACGCGCGTCGTCACCACGAAGGGCGGCAAGTCGTTTGCTTCCCACTACACGCCAGCCGAGACGAAGGCGTACGAGCAGAAGGTCGCGCTGCTATGCCAGGCCGCAGTCTCGGCACAACGCTGGCTCTGGTCGCCGAAGGACCGCTTCGCTGTCACGGTCCACGTGTTCCGCACGCACGAGGGCAAGGGCGGGGACTTGGACAACTACATCAAGGCGGTGAGCGATGCGATCAACGGCATCGCCTTCGCTGACGACAGATACATCCGCGCAGTGAACGCTGCGATGGCCCAAGACGCCGAGCGCCCGCGTGTGGAAGTTGTCGTGACAAGGATCCGGGTTGGGGAAGGTAGGAGGGTGGCGTGATGGCGAGCGCGGCGAAGTCGATCGAACAGACGTGGCAGGAGGTCGGGCGCGGATATTGGGAGGATACGTACCATCGCGGAATGGGCGACGAGGAAGTGGTCAGCGCACTCTGGTCGGTCATCAAGGATCCGGTTCCAGACGACGTCCGGGGGACCATCCATCCTCGGGTGATGGTCGCGGCAATGTTTGCCGACGCGGTCTGGTCGGCAAAGTGGGTCGATGGGGCGTGCCGAACGCTTCTTGCCGATGAGAAGTACGCCGCTGCGCTCGCATGCACACGCGTGAACTCGAGGGACGCGGAGGATATCAGCATCCCTTGGCCGGCGTTCGCGGTGAGGCTACCTGCCGGACTATTCCCGATCAGCGATGGGCGATGGCTTACCCACGTACGCTGCTTTCAGCTCTCGAACCCCACGGGGCGGGTGAGGTCCGGTGTTCTGTTCAACGCGAACGGGCATGCGCTGCCGGTGGCCATAGAGACGGAGCACGACACACTTGCCGATGCTCTGTTCGATGAAGACGACATCGTCGACGAGATCGGCGAAACGGACGGGGCGTGGTTGGATCGAGACGCCCTCAACAGGGCGATGGCGATGAGCAAGCGGTGCGTTGTGGGCATGCTCTACGCCATGCAGCACACCGCGAACTGGTCGCCCCATGGTCGCGCGTCGGTCAAGTCGAAGCGGCTGGCGGAGAGGGCTGCGCCGGACCATCGCACGATCTACATAGGGCGACCCATCGGCGTGGACATGAGGCAGGCGGTGCGCGAAGCCTGTCTGCGAGGCGCGTCGGCGCCCTTGGTCCAGACGCTCGTCCGTGGACACTACAAACGCCAGGTCATCGGCGTCGGCCGCAGTGGCCGCAAGGTCATCTGGGTGGAGCCGTACTGGCGCGGACCCGAAGACGCGCCGATTCTCGCGCGGCCATACAAGGTGGGAACATGATCAGCCCCAGCACCATCGCCAACATCCGAGACAACGCCGACATCCGCGCCCTCATCGAGGAGACCGTCCCGTTGAAGGATCGGAATCGCTCGGTCATCGGCACCTGTCCGTTTTGTAACGGGACGGACGCGCTACACGTGAACCCGCATCGCAAGTTCTTCCACTGCTTCGGCTGCAAGGAATCGGGGAGCGCGATCGACTGGGTGATGAAGACCCAACACCTCGACTTCCAGTGCGCGGTGACGTGGCTGCTTGCGCGGGATGCGATGTGGACGAACACGTAGGCAGACCGTCCTGCCTGTAGCGAATGGCGCGACCGATCTTCAGCAATCGACCGCGTGCCAGGTAGCGAAAGCCAACCCGCACGTCCAACCATGAACCATGGGGACGTTGCGGGGGCTGCTGGGGCTGGTGCTGCTGGTCGGATGTGCGAGTTCGCCGGAGCCGCTCGTGCTCTCGTTCGAGGGCAGCGAGGCCGGGTTCGTGAAGGCGACCGCAGCGGCGGACGAGTGGAATACGATGTGCGGAACGTCCGTCATCGTGGGGCGGGATCGGCGTGGTGTGCCGTTCTTCGAGATGGCGGCTCCGGCACGAGACACAGACCGTGGCGTGACGATCATGAATGCCGGAAGTCCGGAGGCGATCGGCGTGTGGGTGGATGCTCCGCTTGAGAGCTACACGCACGAGATCGGGCATGCGCTGGGCATCAGCACGCACACGCCCAGCGGTGTCATGGCGAAGACGGCAACGCCAGGGTCCCACGTGACGGCGTCGGACTGCGCGCTGCTGCCGGAGGGCTAGCTCTTCGCGATCAGGTCGATCAGCCACTTCCCGCCGAAGACCACGACGGCGAGGACCACGACCGCGGCCACGACCTTCACCACCACATCGACGACGACCTTCCGCTCGACCATGCGGTGAAGCGTACGAGCGACCCCGCGCAAGCATAGTTCGAAGTCTCCACACAATCGGAATGTGATTGCAAAGCCAAGCGATGCTATAGGTCGCAGTGGGAGGCTCGAAGTACATGGCTCTGGAGGTACCGCCCACCTTCATCGCGACGCACACGAACAGGTCGGACGACGGCACACGCTCGTTGTTTCGCCTGCCGACAGACCACCAGCTCGATCTGCAGGACGTTGCAAGAGGGGTCGAGGAGTCGGACGCCGGCGTCTGCTGCTCGTACCTCATCGACACGACGAGCGGTGAGGGCGGCGACTTCGACGAGTTCGCGCCCGTTGGTCCAGAGCGGTTCGCCGACTCGGCCATCGAGTTCATCGCCTACGACATCGGACTATCGGTCCCGCGTGTGTCGCGGTGGCGGCAGAAGGTCCTTCGATGTCGACGAGCACTATCCCGACTCCGTGAGTCAGGCGATCACCGGAGCGTCAGTGTCCTACACGTGGCATATGGCTATCCCGATCCCATCGTGCGGCAGCTCCCGGAGCTGCTGACGATGACCGTGAAGATCGGCGTGCTCGTCCGATACACCGATGTTGTCGAAGAGAAACGGCAGGAGATGGTCCGCGCGGAAGCAGCGCGAACCTCGCGAGACTTCGATGGTCGTGGCTACGAAGGTGATGGGAAGCAGCTCGTCGACTTCATCGAGCGACGTAACCGGACACGAACCGCCGATGCTGCCATCACATCCGCGGATGCCCTGCGCGCCGCGCTGGCGCCATTCAGCGAGCCGGTGCCGACTCTCAAGGAGGGCGAGGGCCATCTCGAATACGAGGCCCGCAGAGAGGCGCGTAGGAGCCGGGAAGAGGCACACCGGAATCGCCGATCGGCATTCCTCACCCGCGCCAAGGTCGAGGCGGTGAAGATGCTCGCGCGCGCCGAGGAGCGGTACCACGAGAGTTGGTTGGCCACGCCGTGACCATCGAACTCGACCCCCGCGGCAACGCCCTCGTCGGACCCACCAAGGTTGGTGCGCAGTTCGGCCGGTCCCGCGAGTGGGGTCGAGCGCTACTCCGTCAGTGGTGGGAAGAGCAGCAAGGTGGCGGACATCCTCGCGTTCTCAAGCGGGGGAAGGTGCTCTACACCACGATGCAGGTGCTCAGGGACCACACCCCCCGAGCGCGTGATGAGGCCGTTCTGCGGAAGCTCCGCGAGCTCGACAGCGCCGTCGACCAGCTCTACGGCCGTGTGCTGAAGCTCGAGATGTCGGCAGCGCGTCCGATCCGCAAAACGGCAACACGCTGAATTCGCACGCCCGGCGCGTTTTGCGCAACGTTACGCCAATTCGGCGGGCGTTCAGCGTGTGAGGGTGAGAGCAGCGACGTCCTCGGGCGAAGCGCTCGACTCGGCTCTCTGTCACCGCGCCTGACGAGATCACCGAGCGTGCCAGAGCGCGTCAAGAGCCCAGAACGTCTCGAATGTCGAATCGCAAGCCCTCGGGTTGGCACGAAAAACACACAGGGACGGAAACAGATCCCGCGGCAGTGTGGGTGCCGGTCGCCAAGCTGAAGGCGTGGGCGAAGAACCCTCGGAAGAACGACAAGGCGGTCGAGAAGGTCGCCGAGTCGATCCGAACCTTCGGCTTTGGCGCGCCGCTGCTGGCTCGGAAAGCGAACGGCGAGCTCATCGCAGGGCACACGCGGCTTCGCGCTGCTGTCTCGCTGGGCCTCGACGTCGTGCCCGTGCGGTACCTCGACCTCGACGAGTCGAAGGCCCACCTCCTCGCGCTCGCCGACAACAAGCTTGGCGAGATCGCGCAGTGGGATGATGCGCTGCTCGGATCGGTGCTCGCCGACCTGAAGGCCGAAGGCGCTGCGCTCGAGACCAGTGGGTTCGCGGACCGCGAGCTCGCGAAGCTCGTCACCGAAGCGTCAGCGCTCGACGGCGACCTCGACGCGGTGCCCGAGCCGCCAGCGGAGCCGGTCACGAAGCCAGGCGACCTTTGGAGCATGGGATCGCATCGGCTGCTCTGCGGCGACTCGACATCCGCAAGTGACGTGAGCCGTCTGATGGACGGCGAGCACGCGGCTCTTCTACAGACCGATCCTCCGTACGGCATCGCATACGTCGAGAACGCCAAGACGAAGGGGCAGGCGCAAGGGCACGCGGACATCGCCAACGACGAACTCGACGGCGAGAAGCTCCAGGCATTCTTGGAGGCGACGATTCGCGCGGCACTCCCGCACCTCACCGAATCCTGCGCCTTCTACCTCTGGCATCCGATGTTGACGCAGGGAACGTTTTTTGCGGCGGCGGCGGCGGCGGCGGACATCCTGATCCATCGCCAGATCATCTGGTGCAAGCCATCGCTCGTGTTCGGGCGCGGCGACTACCACTGGCAGCACGAACTCTGCTTCTACGGATGGCGTCGCGGGCATCGTCCGCCGTTCTACGGCGAGCGCAACCAGACCACGCTCTGGACGATCGGGCGCGAGACGAGCAAGGCGCACCCGACAGCGAAGCCGGTCGACCTGTGGCAGCCGCCGATCGCGAACCACACGAAGACTGGCGAGGCGATCTACGAGCCGTTTGCCGGCAGTGGATCGCAGGTCATCGCGGCCGAGGCGTCAGGGCGACGATGCTTCGCCATGGAGCTATCACCCGCCTACTGCGACGTCATCATTGCGCGCTGGGAAGCGCTGACCGGGAAGAAAGCCGAGCGCGTCGATGGGCAACTCCGCGAAGCGTGACGCACGCGCGGCCGAGCACGCGGAGCAGCAGCGCAAGGCGCTCGAGCTTCGGAAGGCCGGCGCGAGCTACGACCAGATCGCCTCGCAGCTCAAGGTCTCGAACCGCAGCGTGGCGTGGAAGCTGGTCAAGACAGCCATCGACGACATCATCCGCGAGCCGGCAGAGGAAGTGCTGCAGCTCGAGCTCGCGCGGCTCGACGCGATGCTCCTTGGCGTCTGGACGGATGCGAAGGGCGGCAACGCTGCCGCCATCGACCGCGCGCTCCGCATCATGGACCGTCGCGCATCGTACCTCGGGCTTGATGCGCCGAAGCGTAGCGAGGTCACCGGCTCCGAAGGCGGGCCCATCATCTACAACGTGACGGCGCTCACGCATGACGAACTCCAACTCGCTGCCTCCGATGACTCCGACGAACCGGGAGGCTCTGAGGGCGGCGGCGAAGGCGGAGCTGGCGCGAAGAGCACGAAGCGTTGAGCACCTCGTAGACTTCATCCCGCGCATCTCCCCGCGCTTCAAAAGACCACTACACCTCGCTCCGCTGCTCGACATCCTCGAGCGCACCGAGCGCGAGCCGGTCCGCGCGATCGTCAACCTCCCTCCTCGGCACTCGAAGACGGAGACGATCCTCCACTCGATCGCCTACCGCTTGGCGCGCCGGCCCTGGGAGACGATCGCCTACGTCACCTACGGCCACTCGCTGGCGGTCTCCAAGTCGAGGCTTGCTCGAGAGTACGCCATCCGCGCCGGTCTCCAGCTACGAGGCGACGCAGCCGCGGTTCACGAGTGGCGCACCCACGAGATGGGCGGCGCGCTCTTCACGAGCATCGGCGGCGCGCTCATCGGACAGGGCGCGAACGTCCTCGTCATCGACGACCCGCACAAGGACCGCGCAGAGGCAGAGTCGGCACTCGCACGCGAAGGCGTGTGGGAGTGGTACACGGGCACGGGGTATCACCGCCTCGAGCCTGGTGGCTCCGTCATCATCTGCCAGACACGGTGGCATCCGGACGACCTCACGGGCCGTCTTCTTCGCGAGCATCCACACGAGAAGTGGGAGGTCGTGAACCTGCCCGCTCTCGGTGTCGACGTGGATGGTGTCCGCGTGGCCGACGACGACGGCGAGCCCTTGTGGCCCGAGCAGTGGACGAAGGAAGCGCTCATCCAGAAGCGGAGCGTCGACGCCTACGAATGGCGCTCGCAGTTCCAGCAGTCGCCAACGGGACGAGGTGGCAGCGTCTTCCGCGGCGTGAAGTTCTACGACAAGCTCCCCGTGCGCTACCGCATGGGCAAGGGCGTGGACCTCGCGTACACCGCGAAGACCCGGGCCGACTTCTCCACGGCAGTGGTGATGCTCGAGCACGAGGGCATCTACTACATCACCGACGTGGCGCGCGCGCAGTGCGAGGCCCCTGACTTCGCCACCGAGCTCGAGGCCCTCAACGTGAAGTGGCCTACCGGTGCATGGCACTGGTTCTGTTCGACGACCGAGAAGGGCGTCGCGCAGCTCATGACGGACCGTGGCACCTACGTCGAAGGCGTCATCGCGACGAAAGACAAGTTCGTCCGCGCTCAGCCAGTGGCGACCGCGTGGAACGAAGGTCGTGTGCTCGTGCCACGTGACGCACCTTGGCTCAAGGCCCTCGTCGACGAACTCGGTCTATTCACCGGCCTGAAGGACAAGCGCGACGACCAAGTCGACGCCCTCGCCTCAGCGTTCGAGAGCATCCGCTACAGCACATCGCCTCACCGCATCGTGACCGGCGACGGCTCGCGCTGGAACGCAGACGACCGCGGCTTCGGCTGACTCCTTCCCTTGGAACCCCTCGGCGAAAGCCGGGCATGTGAACCGCCCCCGGACAGCGTTCGGGTGACTGCGCCGCACCATCACCACCACTCGAGGATTGAACCATGCGCCTTCTTCACGGCGACCACGCCGCACGTCTCGTCTCCCAGCGCATCGCCGAGGCGGTGGCGACTCTGACGGTCCTCAAGGCGATCCCTGCAGATCGCCGCGTCGACGGAATGATCGTGCTCGTCCAGGCCGACGATACCGTCTGGCAGTACAACACCAGCGCGACCGCCACTGGTGACGACGTCCTCGCGGTGAACCCCAGCGACAGTCCATCCACGGGCCGCTGGATGCGTGCGCCTGGCGCGGCGATGCTCGCGCTGACGTTCTACGCAACGACGGTGGACGGTACCGCGCTCCTCACCGTGCCGAGCGGCACCATCCTCGAACCTGTCGAGTTCGCCTACCGCGTCTCGCGCATCTTCACCGGTGCTTCGAACGCCGTCGTCGGGCTCTCGTCGACGAACCACCCTGGTCACACCGGTGCGTTCAACTTCGCCGGCTCGTGCGTCCAGACGCAGCTCAACCAGATGTTCTCGGCAACCGCCGCGGCCACGGGCTGCGACTTCCAAATGGCACCCATCGCCTCCGGCACGTTCGACACCATCGCGAACCGTCGCGCATGGCTGAAGGCCGGTGACACGTTCCGCCACGATGCCAAGGGGGCCAACTTCGGCACCGGCATCGGTCAGTGGCTCGTGAGCTGCAACATCCTCCAGAACCCCGGCGCGTAAGGGCCAGCACCCGTGGCCATCAAAGCATCAGCATCGGCCCGCGTCGCAGCGGCGAACTCTGGCGCGATCTACGCCCAGATGCTGGCCGGCGCGACGAAGCCGATCACCATCCGCGCCGTGACGGTCGTGAGCCGCACGGGCGTCGCCACCGAGGTCGGGCTCGCTCGCTCGTTCTCGGTGGGCACGGCGTCGGCGGGCAACGTCGCCACGGGCATCTGTCACCGTGCCACTGAGGGCGTCGTCGGCACAGTCGAGCTTGGCTGGGGCACCAACCCCACCGGCCCGACCGGCGTACATCCCTACCTTCGCCGCGAGACCATCGGCGCCGCCACGGGCACGCGTGTCGAGCTCTGGAAGTTCGACGATGGCCCGCTCGTCGTGGAGCCCACGGGCATGACCGGCATGGGCATGCTCCTCGTCAATGTCGGCTCTGCGCCTGGCGCAGCGCTCGATGTGCACGTCACCTGGGAGTACGGCCCGGCGACTGACACCTGAGGCAGCGCATGGCGGCCAAGAAAAAGAAGCCGGTCGCATCTCGCGCGCGCGGACAGGTCGTTCCGGATCTCGCGATCTGGAACCAGGGGTCTCGCATTGGCGGCGGGCTCACACCCTCCACCATCGCCTCGATCATCCGCGACGCGGACACCGGCGACATCCGGCGTTTGATGGATCTCGCCAACGAGTGCCGCCAGCGCGACTCGCACCTCCACGCCGTGCTCGGCACTCGAGAAGAGTCGCTGGCCGGTCTCCAGTGGAACGTCGCGACCACGTCGAAGAAGCCTCGCGCAAAAGACAAACGCGTCGCGCAATGGGTCGAGGACGTCCTCCGCGCCACGCCGACGCTGTACCGACTCATCGCGGATCTGGCAGGAGCTGCGTACTACTCCTTCGCCATCTGCGAGACCATGTGGAGCAAGGTCGATGGCCGGCTGGTGCCGGTCGACTTCACGCACATCGCTCCTCGACGGTTCCGATTCCGGCGCACCGACGGGCTCCTGGTCTTTCATGACGTCGGGAAGCCGGAGATGGACCTCCTCGGCGACAATCCCGGGAAGTTCATCTGCTCGCGTCCGCGCGTCACCGGCGACGTCCCTCAGCGCGAGGGTCTCTGCCGAGTGCTCGTGTGGATGAGCATCATGCGGAACTGGGCGATCTCCGACTGGCTCCGTACGGGCGAGATGTCGTGGAAGCCGTGGCGGATTGGCAAGTACCAGAAGGGCGCTGCCCAGCGTGAGGATCGCGAGGACCTCGAGAACATCCTCAGGCGCCTCACCACCGACAACGTCGCGGTGATTCCGGACTCGACCGATATCGCGGTCGAGTGGCCGACGGGCTCGACCAGCGCGAAGAGCACGCATGGCGAGCTCTGCAACGTTCTCGCGCAGGAGATGAGCAAGGCCGTACTCGGCCAGACCGAGACGACACAGTCGTCCTCGTCGAGCGGCTACGGACAAGCGAAGGTCCACGACGCCGTCCGGCGCGACCTCCGCGAGGCAAGCGCCCGAGCCATTGCGGCGGACATCACCCGCGACCTCATCGAGCCGATGGTGCGGTTCAACTTCGGCGACAACGTCGAGGTCCCGCGCTTCGAGTTCGTCACGCAGGACCCGGTCGACCTCTCGTCGTTCGGTGCCGCGATGAAGGCACTCCGCGAGGCTGGTGCGGACATCCCGCAGCGCTTCGTCTGGGACAACGCTGGCATCCCCGAGCCGAAGGACGGCGAGCCGATGCTGGGAGACCGCGATGCCGAGCGAGCACAAGACCAGGCCGAGGCAATCGCTGGCGCACAGGCAGACAAGCCAGCCGGCGACGGCACCGACAAGCCAGCAGACCCGCAGGCCGACGGACAAGAGACGCCCCCGACCGAAGACAACTGATCGCGAGCGCGAGCGTCGAGACAGGGCACTCCGCGAGCGAGACCTCGTCGTCAAAGGAGCCTAATGGCCACCACCAGAGAACCCGCTCCGCTGGTCACGCGCGGAGAGGCGATGTGCATCCGCGCCATGAAGCCGGAAGAGCGCACCGCGAGCTTCGTCGCGTCCACTGAGGCTGTCGACTCGTATGGCGACATCGTCGATCAAGCGTCGTGGCAGCTCGACCACTTCAAGGCGAATCCGATCGTCCTCTACGGGCACAACTCCCGCGAGCTGCCGATCGGGAAAGCGACCGACATCGCCGTTCGGAATGGCCAGCTCGAGGCGACCATCAAGTTCGCCAGTGCCGAGGCCAATCCTCGCGCTGAGGAGGTGTGGCGCCTGATTCAGGAGGGGATCCTCCGCGCAGTCTCCGTCGGCTTCGTCCCCACGGATGGGAAGTCCGAGGTCCGGGACGGCAAAGACGTCTTCGTGTGGCGCTCGCCGGTCCTCAAAGAGATCTCCGTGGTGCCCGTCCCCGCCAACCACGAAGCACTCGCGCGCCTCAAGGCTGCCTTCGCATCCACCCACGACTCCGAGACCCCGGCGTTGCCGGGAACCAACCCCCGCAACGCAGAGGAGACTGCAATGGACCCGAAAGAATTGACCGCGAAGATCGAGAAGCAGGCCGTGGAGCTCGCCGAGATGGGCGCGAAGGTCAAGGCCCTCGAAACCGAGAAGAACGCGCTCGAGAAGCAGTGCGAGTCGCTCGTGAAGTCCCGCGACGAGGCGCTTGCCCGCGCGAGCAAGTCCGAAGACGGCCTCATCGAGCTCGAGGTCGAGGCGCTCGTCGGCAAGAAGATCACCCCCGCCGAGAAGGCCGACTTCGTCGAGCTGCGCAAGACCAACACGGGTCTCTTCAGGCGCATGGTCGAGCAGCGCTCTGCGATGACGCTCGACACCACGGTCACGCCGGTCGAGCGCGAGGCAGTGCAGCCCCGCACCGTCTCCAACGGCAGCGCGTCCGCGAACCTCCTCGCTGACGTCAAGAAGCTCGCCGGCATCGGCTGAGCGCAACTCCAGGACGCGAAAGGTAAGAACCGATGAGCACCGCAGGATCCAAGCCGAATGGCGTTACGTTCGCCACCTTCAACGTCAAGGCCAGCGCCGCGATCGTGAAGGGTGTCGGCGTCTACATCTCCGCCGCCAACGAGGTCGACGTCGCCGTGGCCAACAGCAAGGTCATCGGCGTCGCCGACGAGACCGTCACCGGCAACACCTCGGGCACCTCGCGTGTCCGCGTGGCCCTCGCTCGAGGCGGGACGCTCCGCGTGAAGGCGAGCGGTACCGCGACGCGTGGCGAGTACGCCATCGCCGGCACCGACGGCTTCGAGAACCAGACGATCGGCGGCGGCACCACCGTCAAGTACCTCGTCGGCCAGTTCATCGAGAGCGGCGTCGACAACGACTTCGTCGAGCTCGCGTTGGGCGCGTTCGCCGCCGGCTGCGCGTGACCCACCAACTCCAAGAAGGACAACGACCATGACGACCTCCGAGAACTCGCCCCGTCAGTTCACGATGGCAGACATCGTGCTCAACCAGCGCTCCGAAAAGCGCGAGCGCTACGAACGCTTCATGGCGGCGTATCGCGAGAAGACGTCGGATTCGGCTGTCCGCAAGGCGCTGGACGAGACCTACCGCCTCCAGGTGCGCGGCGTGTCGCCCAGCTCCGTTCACTCCGACACGTTCTTCAACAACATGTCGGTGATGTACACGAACGACGAGTACATCGGAGAGCGCCTCGTGATGGCCGTGCCGGTCAACAAGAAGACCGACAAGTTCGCCATCTACCCGAAGCGCGAGCGGTTCGAGTACCCCTCGGACCTCCTCGGCGAGCGGGCACACGCCAACGAGATCAGCGAGTCGCGCACGAGCGACACCTACTCGCTGCTCGACTACGGCTACCAGAACTTCCTGTCCCAGGACACCCTCGACAACCAGGATCCCGCGTTCGACGAGCGCGTGGACCTCATCGAGGCGATCAACGAGGGCATCGCCTTCCGTCGCGAGCTCCGCCTGGCGACCCTCCTCACCACGGCGGCGAACTACGACAGCTCGACGACGCTGTCTGGCTCGAACCAGTGGGACAGCTCCACCGGTGGCAACCCCATCAAGGACATCCAGACCGGCATCGCGGCGCTCTGGAACGGCCCAGGTGCGACCAAGATCGTCGGCTTCTGCTCGCTCGAGGTCTTCAACGTCCTCTCGCGGCACCCGATGCTCCTCGACATCCAGAAGTACACGCAGAACGGCCTGCTCAACCGGGCGCAGATCGCGAACTACCTCGGCCTGTCGGACCTCTTCATCGGCGCGGCGCGCAAGCAGACCGCAAACGAAGGTCAGACGGCGAGCTACTCGCGCATCTGGGGCCTCGACTTCGGCATCGTCCGCGTCGCGACTCGTCCCTCGAAGCGTATGGCGTCCTTCGCCTCGATCTTCCGCAGCGTGGACGACCCGGTCACGACCGAGTGGTTCGATGCGACGACGGGCAAGAAGGGCGGACACTATGCCAAGGTCGCCGTCAGCGAGGACGCGAAGATCGTCGCCTCGTCGGCCGGCTACCTCATCAAGTCCGCGACGTCGGCGTGACGGTGACGCATGGCTGCCGTCAAGCGCACACTCCAGGCTGAGGAGCGGGCTCCCGAGGCTGCGGTCTCGGAGCCTGCTCCCAAGCCAACGACGCAGCCGGTGGCAGCCGTCCAGCCTCCGGCACCGCCTCCTCCTCCCCCGGAGCCACCCGTCAAAGCCACGTACCGCGTCTGGCCGCACGGAACGCTCCAGCACAACGGGAAGACCTACGAGCCGGGCACCGTGCTCATGATGCGGATCGACGACGCGTCGAAGATCGTCTGTCTCGAGCGGGTCGATGGCTGACTACTTCTCGAGGTCTGACCTTGAGAGTGCCCTCGGCACGCCGATCGTCCGTGCGATCTACGACGACAACCACAGCGGCAGCGTCGCGACTGGTGCGGCGGTTACTGCCGTCGCTGCGTGCATCGCGTACGCCGGTGCCATGTGCGACTCGTTCCTTCGTGGCGCACTTCAGCAGCCGATCGGGACAGGTGCCATCGCGTTCCCCCTCGAGACCGTTCCGAACGAGGTGAAGTTCGCCGCACTCGACTTCGGGATCGCCTACTCGATGCGGCGCAGGCCCGACGTCGTGAAGGCCATGGGCGAGCAGCCGTGGACCGTCTACTACGAGCAGGCCGTCGCGCAGATGAAGCGCTACGCCGCGTCGGTCCAACAGGTGCCGGCATCCACCGCGCACCACGCAACGACCGGCGGCGAGGTCTTCGGATCGGACCCCAACGACGGCGACCTTCCCGAGCCCCGCTGGGGCGACATGAGCGACTTCTCATGATCGACATCCAGCTCGACACGCGTGGGTTCTTCACCTGGCTGCACAGCGCACACGACCAGTTCCAAGCGAACGCTCGCCAAGCACTCGGCCAGAGCGTGGCCCTCGCGCTACGCAACGCTCGAGCGACGCAGGCGTTCAAGGACCAGAGTGGCCAACTCCGACGCAGCATCGTCCGCGGCGAGCGGGGGCCGTGGGTGCAGTTCGTCTCGGCGACGGCCGGTCACGCCGCCTACGTCGAGTACGGGACCAAGCCACACCGCATCGAGGCACGTCGGGCGAAGACGCTCCGCTTCGTCCATGCCGGCGCGGTTCGCTTCCGACGCGGGGTCAATCACCCAGGAACGAAGCCAACGAACTTCCTCGAGCGTGCGACGCACGAGACCGAGCAGGCCTTCGTCAACGCCGTCGAGCGCGCCGCCGCCAACGCTTTCCGCTGAGGTCATATGCCGTTCGTCGGGAAGTGGCAGCACGGCGGGGTCACGTACCCGCTCGAGGACACGACCACCAACTCGCTCCTGCGGGATGCGGATCCGCCACTCTACTACGCAGCCGAGCTCTTCGAGTCGGTGCTCAACACATACGTCGGACCTCGACTGCTCGCCCAGGCAGCGCTCGAGGATCTGAGCTTCCCATCGGCGGTGGAGAAGGTCATCCACTTCGAGCCGACGCCCTTCCTGCTCGCTGACCAGTTCTCCTTCCCCCTCTTCTGTCTGTACCGCAGCGAGGAGACGTGGGTGGAGGTCAACGCCGCCTACCATCGGAGCGCTTCGGTCTGGGAGTGGGCGTACGTCCTCCCTCCAATGACGCCGCGGCAGATCGAGCAACTGTCGGCGATCTTGCGCTCGGTCGGCGTCGTCATCTCGACAGCAGCGAACCAGAGCTGCGACGTCAACTACGCGAACGGTGCCACCCTCCGCGACCTGTCCGGCATCCAGAAGATGCAGGCCCAGTCGGTCCGCTACGGCGGCTTCGAGGCCGTCGATGGGCAACTCGACAAGTGGTGGCGTGCGGTCACCGGCAAGCTGCTCGTGCTCGAACGCGACGAGCTCGCCGATGGAGCGCTCAAGAACTACGAGGGCGCGGCGATCAACGTCGACTCTGTCGACCACGCCGGCGCAGTCGAACCGGACATCGTTCAGATCGACATCGGCGCACCGCCCATCGTTGACGACGTGCAGCCCATGGCCGGGACGAAGCAGGGCGGCACCCCCGTCGAGATCTTCGGCCGGAACTTCCGACTCGGGACCACACCGCTCGTCATGTTCGGCGGGGCCTATGCGTCGAGCGTCCAGGTCACTCACCCGAGGCGCATCACGTGCCTCACGCCCGAATACGCAGCGGCGCAGCCATCGCTCGCCGTTGATGTGCGCGTCATCGGCGCCGACGGCCAGGCGTCAGCAGCAGTCGAAGACGCGTTCACCTTCACCGCGCCCTGAGAGGACACATGGACAACAGGCTCCGTTTCTACGCGCGAGGCAGCGCGTTGGTCACAGATCCGCACGCACAAGAGCGTGGGATCCGCCGATTCGTTGGTCGCCGCTGGCAGGAAGTGCTCCCCGGTCGCTGGGCGTGGTGCCCCACTGGCGAGCCGCAGGCGATGGCCTCCCATCCAGACCTCGTGAAGGCCGTTCGCGATGGCGATCTCTGGCCCGCCGATGAGGTGACCGCCACGGCCTGCGGTGTTGCGTTCTCGGAGGCTTTCGACGCCGAGACGACCGAGACCATCAAGGCGTTCCGCGAGAAGAAGGCCGCTGCCGAGGTCGCAAAGGCGCCTCCGGCTGAGCCGAAGAAGCCGGAAAAGTCCGGCGGAAAGGGTGACGTCTGATGCCCGGCTCGATTTCGCTCACCGGTCTCGCGGCAAACGATCCGGTTCCCGGTGCATACCTCGAGGTCAACTTCGCCCAAGGCGACGCCGCCGGCTCTGGCACTCCCATCGAGGTCCTCCTCGTCGGCAACAAGACGTCCGCAGGCTCGGCGACGGTTGACACCGTCGTGTATGGCCCCGACTCGATCGTGCAGCTCCAGACGGAGACGGACGCGATCAACCTCTTCGGCGCTGGCTCCGAGCTCCACCGGATGTTCCGACGCTTCACGAAGATCAACCGCGACACGACCCTCAGGGCCATCGCGGTCACTGAGTCCGCTGGCGCGCAGGCGACCGGCACCATTCGCTTCGTCGGCACCGCCACAGCGGCAGGCTCTGCGCGGATCTACCTCGACGAGGAGTACGCCGAGATCTCGATCGACAACCTCGACATCTCGAGCGACATCGCGACCGAGATGGCGACGGAGATCAACAAGAAGACCCACTGGCCTGTCACGGCAGCGGGAACGGCCACCGGCATCTGGGGCTTCGTCACGCTGACGGCAAAGCAGAAGGGCACGCGCGGCAACGACATCCGCTACATGCCGCAGATCTCCCCGTCGATCGGCATGTCCGTCCCGACGGCGACTGACCTCGCGATGGCTGGCGGTACCACTGCTGACAGCAGCACCACGGCGCTCTCGACCATCAACCCGAGCCGCTACTACTACATCGTCAGCGCGGCGAACGACGCCACCCAGTTCGGAGCGCTCGTCACGCAGATCGGAACGCAGGCTCTGCCGACGACTGGCATTCGCCAGCGCGCCATCGCAGGCTCCACCGACACCATCTCGAACACCAACACGCTCGCCACCGGTCGCAATGCGGCGCGAGCGGAGATCGTGTGGAGCGAGAAGTCGCCGTGGACGCCCGCAGAACTCGCAGCCGACCACGCGGCGAAGGTAACGCTCTTCGAGACGAAGCCGAACCCGCGGACGAACTTCGCAGGCTTCGGCAACGACGCCGTGACCGCGCCCTTCCATCTCGTCCCGCGACCTCGCCTCGACAGCGCCATCCCGTCGCGGACGAACATCAAGAGCGCACTCAACAACGGTGTGTCTCCCATCGGCGTCAACCCGAACGGCTCGACGTACCTCGTCAACCGCATCACCACACGGTCGCTCAACGGATCGAACAACGACTACCGGATCCGCGACGCTCACAAGGTCACGATCTGCGACTTCTTCGGTGACGACCTGCTTGCCAAGGCGTCGCTCAACTTCGCAGGGAAGCGCATCGCCGACGATCCTGCGGATGGTGCTCGTGCACCCGGTCCGCTCGTCGTCACTCCACGCATCTTCAAAGGCGCCATCTTCGGCCTCATCGACGTCTACGACCTGAACGACCTGCTCCAAGACGTGCCGGTCATCAAGGCTGGGACCATCGTGCAGCGTGAGACCACGCCGGGAACGCGCATGAGCGCGAGGATCCCGCTGCGACCCATCGACAACGCCCTGCAGTTCGCGATTGCCCTCGACCAAGTCGAGTAACCCACACCGCACTCGCGGCGCAAGGCAACCCCTGGGCGCCCGGAGGCTTCTCCTCTCTCTCCCCCTCCCGGAGAGGAGTCGCTTCCGGGCGCCTTTTTTCTTTGTCCCAACAACCAAAAAGGAGCGCGTCGGCTGACGCGATGAACACATGAGCGGTCTTCAGCTCTACACGCTCGCGTATGTCCTCGTGGACGGCGCGATCCTCACCGAAGAGGCCAGCGTCACCGTCAACCGAGCGACGAACAGCCAGGCCGTGAACACCGTGGCCAAGGGCTACGCGGGTGAGTCGCCAGGCGCGCCGTCGGTCGAGATCCAGGTCTCGAGCGCGGTGCCGTCGTCTGACTTCGAACTCAACCCCGGTCGGTTCATGAAGAACCTGAAGGACGTCGAGATCGGCGTGCTCGTCGCGGGCAAGCAGCTCACGGCTCGAGGCTTCATCATCTCCGATTCGTTCAAGCACAGCGTGAACAACGAGAGCATGCTCGACTTCACGTTCCGCGGCGGATTCGCTGACTACGAGTCGTGATGAGTGCACCCGAGAAGCTCGAACCGTCGGCGCTGTGGCTGGCGCTCACGGCATTGCCGCGACCGTCGCGGACGATGCCGCTGCCTCGCCTGAAGCCTGGCACCGACGAGCCGATCGGCGAGGTCCTCGTGTGGCCGCTCACGCAGGAGGAGCAGATGGCTGCGAACGCCGCGGCTGACAAGTTCACAAAGGAACTGCTCAAGGATCCGCAAAAGAAGGACGAAGCGAACCTCGGGTACCACCACACGTACTCGAACGAGGTGGCTATCCAGGTGCTCTTCCGCGCCTGTCGCGATGCAGAAAACGAGAAGCGACCGGCCTTCCCATCGCCGAGCCTCATGCGGGAGAAGTTCTCGACTGACGAGATTGGCGTGCTGTTCCACGGCTACTGCACCATCCAGTCAGAGCTCGGACCCATCCGAGCCCACATGACGAACGAGGAGATGGAGGCGATGATTCTACGCATCGCCGAGGGAGGGAGCGCGTTCCCTTTCGATTCATGCTCCTGGGAGCAGCAGAGGACCCTAGTGCTTTCTATGGCCTCCCGGCTTGCGAACTGCTGGACGGCCATGTCCTCTGCTGGCTTGCCGCTCGACGTGAGTTCCTACGCACTCGAGAAGCTGCGTCCCAGCCTCGAGCAAAAGGACGCCGCGGTCGAGGTCCAGCCCCAGGAGCAGGCAACGAGTAACGAGGAGACCGTCTAGTGCCGGCCCCTGTCATCGTCGACTTCATCCTTCGCGGCATGCCGGAGGTGACACGTGCCTTTCGCACGGTGGAGCAGGCGGCGACGGCAGCTGGTAGGACGCAGACATCGGTAGCTCAGCGTGGAGCTCGCGAGCGTGTCAGTCTTGCCGAGCGTGAGGCTCGCGAGAAGGTCGCGGCAATGCGCAAGGCCGATGCTGCCACGAAGTCGGCCCAGGACCGCGCCGTCCGCGAGGTGACCAGAGCAGCAGCCCAGCGCGCAAAAGCCGAGGAGAAGGCCGAGCGCGACGCTGTCAGGGCTGCGGAGAAGAGCGCCAACGATCGAATCCGCATTCAGCAGCGCGTGGACCGCGAGTTCATGGCGATGCAGAAGCGCCAGCAAGCGGAGCGCGACCGCGTTATCCGCGAGGACGATCGGCGCGAGGAGCGAGCGGCTCAGAGCCGCGCGAAGATCCGCGAGCGCTCGGCGACGATGGCTGGTCGCTACGCCTCGGCCCAGGCAGCAGAGCAGCAGCGCAACCGCGAGGCGTTCCAGCGAGGCATCGGTGGCGGCATCGCCAAGGGCTTCACCGGTGGCGTGAGCGCCATTGCCGGAGGCGCTATGCACGTCGCGGGCATGGTCGGCCAGCTCGGCGGCGGATTCTCGATCGCCGACTCCGTGACGCGCGAGGCAAACCTCCGCAAGAAGGCCGCCGTCATCTCTGCGAACACGATCCTATCCGGTGCAGGTCAGAAGGGCGCCGACGCATCGCTTGGCAAAGCGATGGGCACGAATGAGATCCTGGCACGCGCGAAGGCCATCGGCGTCGAGCAGAACATCGACCCGGCCGACGTGCTCGGCGCCATCGACGAGATCAAGAAGCTCACCGGCAACGTCGAGAAGGCGACCAATGTGGCCGGCAAAGTCGCAAAGCTCTCCACCGCGACAGGCGGCGACGTCAAAGAGATGAGCGGCCTGGCCGCCAACATCCTCGCGGCAAACCCGAACATCGCAGACAAAGACCTCGACCGACAGATGAGGATCTTTGCCAAGCAAGGCGTTGTCGGTGGCGTCGAGGTCGCCGATATGGCGAAGTACGGCTCGCGAATCACCGCGGGCGCGTCGATGTACGGCGGCAATAAGGAGCAGAACGAGGCCACGCTCGGCGCGATGTCTCAGATGGCGCGACAGTACGGCTCAGCGGGTACGGCAGCGGAGGCCACGCTTGGTTCGCTCCGATTCTCCACCGACGTGGCGAAGCACGCCGACAAGCTGAAGGCTGGCGGCATCGACGTCTCGGACCATAAGGGCAACCTCAAGGACGCGCAGTCGATCTTGCTCGACATGCTGAAGAAGACTGGCGGCGACGTCACCAAGCTCGCTCACCTCGGGCTCGGAGATCGAGGCGTGAAGCCGCTCGAGGGTGTCGCGAACATCTACAAGAACGCGGGTGGCGGCGACAAGGGCATGGCTGCGGTCAAGGCCGAGTTCGCCAAGTACACCAGCGGCATCAGCGAGGATGAGGTCGAGGCGGCGAACAAACGGATCCTCGCTGAACAGCAAGCGGAGATCGAGATCAAGAAGCTTCAGATCGCATTCGGCGAGCAGCTCCTTCCCGCTCTGGCCAAGCTCGTACCGGTGTTGCGCGATGCGATGCCAACCATCCAGCGATTGCTCGAGGCGTTCGTACGTATGGCGGAATGGGCGGGCTCCAATCCACTCTCGGCAATGGGTGCGACAATGGCACTGTCGATCAGCAAGAGTGTGGCCGAGGCTGGCATCGGGATGGCTGTCAAGAACGCACTCGAGAGCAGCCTTGGATCAAAGGGGGGCCTTGTGCTCGCGTCGGGGACCATTGCCGTGACCTCGGCAATGATTGCAGTCGAAACGATCGCACAGAAGCAGGCCGCCGACGTAAGCAAAGAGGTCGGCGCCTCTGGCGTAGCGTACTCGGACGCCGCCGGTGTCCGTCGAGGCGACCGAACGACGAAGAGCAAGGTCAATGACCTCGTCGCAGAACGAGATCGGATGCAGAAGCAGGTCGAGAAGGAGCGCGCTGGCGTCAACTCGATGGAGGCCATCGAGTACGTCGGATTGCTCGGGAAGGCCGCGTCGTATACCCCCGTGGGAGCAATCGCGCGCGCTGCCACTGGTAACGACGGCGTGTTCAGCGACATGGACCAGAGCGCCGCATACCAGAAGTCGCGTGAGGACCGCCTCAAGCAGAGCGAGCAAGCGCTCGAGGCCATGAATCGCGCCATCGTCGTCGCCACGAAGAACCTCGAGATGATGGGCAGGGTTCCGCCTCCGACTGGCGGTGGCGATGGCGGCAAGCCGGGCGGCGCCGCGGCATCTACGGGCATCGTGCAGCGCACGCAGTAGGGGACCCCATGTCGGAGCTCTTCGAGCAATTCCTCCCGGCGAAGTGGAGGGATGTGGAGTTCCCTGTCACGAAGATGAGAATGACGCTCGCGCACGACCTCGTCGAGCACAAGACGTGGGGTCGAGACGGCGCTCGCGTTGAGGCGACAGGCTTGGCGCCGTACCGGTTCTCGTTCTCTGCACCGCTCACAAACGGCATTGTGCCGGGCAAGGGCGAGACGTGGTCGGTGCTCTACCCGAACCAGTTTCGCGCGCTCTTCGCTGCATTCCAGAACAAAGAAACCGGCGTTCTTCAGCACCCAGAGTTCGGCGAGATCGCCTGCAAGGCCGAGCGGTTCGACATCGACTGGGACGCTAGCAAGCGCGGTGGCGTCGATGCAGAGCTCACATTCGTTGAGACCCTCATCGCCAACGATGCCAACGTCCTCGAGTTCCCGAGTCCAGTGCAGGAGATCGAACTCGCTGCGTTGAACCTCGACTCCGACAACACGAAGGTAGACCTCAAAGCGCTGCTCGCTGCCAAAGGGATCCATCTTCCAACGTTCCAGAACGACTGCATGGATCTCGTCCGAAAGATCCAGGCGGTCGTGGACACGCCCACGCTGTTGCAGAACCGAATTGCGGGGCGCATCGACGCAATCGTGTACCGCTTCAACAAGGTCGCCGAGTCCGCCGAACGGGCTCGCGAGGCGTACACGTGGCCTGCCGCGCAAGATCGCGAGAAGGTCAACGCCGCAGCGCATGAGCTCCGCCAGGACTTGCTCAAGGCAGACCGGAAGATCGCCTACTACCGCGTGCGTGCCGAGACGACGATCGCCGGTCTCGCGAGGCTCATCCCAGGCGCGACGGTCGGCGACATCATGTCGCTCAACCCAAGCCTGATGACGCGTCCGACGGTGCCGGAGAACACGCGCGTCCGCTACTACGAGAAGCCGGAACAGAAGTGACCGTCGACTACAAGCCCAGCAGCCCTGACGGCCAAAGTGTCCGTCTTCGGCTGATGAGCGAGCACGTCGAACTCCGAGACTGGAATGGTTACGAGTTCGCGCGTGACATGCTTACGCCGAGCGATTCGTTCTCGTTCGATCTCGGTGACGAGCGCCTCCCTGATAGCCATCGTCGCGCACTGAAGCTCGGCGAGCGCGTCCGGCCGTACATCGACAACGTCTGCCTCGCGGAGGGCTACATCGACTCAGTCGAGATCGGCGCAGATCGCGGGGGCGGTCTCACGTACGCCATCAACGGGCGAGATCGACTGGGCCAAGCACTCGACGCGGTCGTCGATCCAACGTTCCAGCTCAAGGAGAATGCGACGCTCATCGACCTTCTACGGCGCATGTACGAGCCGTTTGGGTGGGTGAACGACGAGCACTTCGTCTTCGACAACACCGCGAACCGAGTCGCCACGGCCGGCGACCGTAACGGAAAGCTGTCCAAGGCCAAGAAGACATTCGGGGCCGAGAAGAAGGACCACCGGCTCCACCAGACGAAGCCGTACAACCACGAGAGCGTCTTCCACTTCACATCTCGCGTCGCGCAGAGGTTCGGGCTGTGGATCTGGCCTTCGGTGGACGGCGAAAAGCTCATCATCTCGAAGCCCGACTTCGACCAGGAGCCGGCGTTCACGCTGCGTCGGGACCGCGCTGGGAACGGCAACATCCTCGATGGCACTGTCCGCTACGACATGACCGAGCAGCCAGCGGTCATCATCGCGGACGGGTTCTCCGGTGGCGGCGAGTTCGGCAAGAGTCGGATCCGCGCATATGCGGTCAACCCCATCCTCGGACTGACCGATGAGGGAGAGCACACCGACGACGTAAAGGCGCTCCTCAAGCGCTTTCCGGATGCCGTCGAGAACACACTTCCCGCCGCATCCTTCGCGTTCCGAGCCACGAACATCCCGTTCCGGCCGATGTTCCTGCACGACGACGAGAGCAAGACGCCGGAGCAGCTGAACGCGTTCGTCAAGCGCGAGCTGAGCCTCATCCTCCGCAAGGCGTTGACGTGTCACTACACGGTCGAGGGCCATGGCATGAACGTCGATGGCGCATTCTCAGCGTGGACCCCAGACACGCTCGTGGCCGTTCGTGACGACGCGGCCGAGCTGCACGAGACCATGTACGTCCTCGGCGTCCACTACTCCAAGCGACGCATGTCGCCTGGCACGACCACGCGACTCGACCTCGTTCGCCTCAACTCGATCGTCTTCTAGGTGATGTCATGGGCGCTCCCGATCTGAAGAGCCTGATCCACGTTGGGTTCGACGTTCTCACCACCATCGTGAACGAAAAGACGAGGAGGGTGCTCGCACAGATCGGCAGCGTCGTCGCCGAGACGACCGATTCAGACAACGCCGAGTGGTGGCAGCACGTCGGCTTCGCGTCGCGCCCGTCGAAGCCAGAGGCGAAGACCAAGGCGGCTCAGGCCGTCGTCGTCCGCGCAGGTGACCACGACATCATCACCAATTCACAGGACCTGCGAGGCCTCGAACTCTACGGAAACCTCAAGGCTGGCGAGACGTGCGTGTACGCCGCGGGTGAGGAGGGCACTGGTCAGGCTCGCACGCTCTGGCGCGATGACGGTGCCATCACCCACTTCACCACTGAGGGCAACGTCGCTGGTGGGAAGGCCATCTACGCACGCGTTGGCAAGGGCCTGGACGACGACACCGGCCTCATGGACGGATTCTCGTGGGCGGCTCCGTGGGGAACTATGCGGTTCGACCAGTCGGGCTTCCATGTCGTCCACTCGTCTGGCGCAGAGTTCCACATGGGCGGCATCAATGGCATGCCCGCACCGCTCGACCAGATCGGCACATACTGCAGCATCCAAGCAGCGGCGGTGACGACCACCTCGAGCTGCCAGTCCCTCGGAGCAGGGGTGACGCAACCGCTTGCATTCGCGGTCGGCACACTCGCCACGTTCACTGCGATGCAGGCCGCAATCACGGCCATGCAGGCTGCCATCGTCGCGATTGGTGGTGGTGGTGGTAGCGCTGCCGCTGTCACCGCCTCGGCCGCCGCCGTTGTGGCAGCCGCCGCCTCCGTTCCGGCCGGCACCTCGAGCTCCGCCTAATGTGCACCCAGAACCCCATCCCCACGCTGCCGACGCTGCCGTCGCCGCTGACGCTGTCGCTGCCGCTCCCGCAGATTCCGTCGCCGGGCGACCTGACGTTCTGCTGCCGGCTGTTCACGATCTCGGTCGTCGCCCCGCCCATCCCCATCCCATCGACGGTGCTCACGCCCGCTGTCATCACCACGCTCAACGCCTACATCACGACGTTCAACGAGTACCTGAAAGCCATTCCGCTCAAGTGCCCCAACGAGTGAACCAATGAGCGGTGCAGGACTCCAGAAGGCCGGTCGTACGACAGCTGGCTACGGCACGTCGCCGGACGCAACGACGTTCGGTGGTGGCTTCCTGCGCGACGAGATTACAGGAGAGACGCTCGGCGCCCGCTTGATTGATCCGAGGAGCAGGACGTTCGTGCTCGATGAGAACGGACGCATCCTCGGAATGTCGACCGTCAGACATGCCGTCCTGATTGCTGTTCACACCGTCCAGAACTCGAGCGCAGTTCGTGGCCTCGGCAACAGGCTCTCGAGTATCCAGCGCATCGGCCCCAACATCGAACGCCAGGTTTTCAGCATCCTCAGCGAGGCACTGCGACCGCTCGTTCAGGCCGGGATGGTCGAGGTGCTCGGGTTCTCGCAGTTCGTTGCCGGCGACAGCAAGAACGGGATGCTCGCTGGAGCCGTGTTCGGACGACTGAAGTGGCGTGACCTGACGACCAAGCAGACGCACGAGGAGTTCATCTGATGGCGTTTCGGCAGTTTGTCGTGAAGGACGCAATCGCAGTACGCGATGACATCCTCCGCACCATCAAGAACGGGATCATCAGACAGGGCGTCGCGAACCCATACGTCGGTCCGGCGAGCGACTTCCACATCATTGCGACGGCTCTCGGCAACGAGATGGCCGTCGTTGGCGCGAGCGCGGTGGTGAAGGCGGACGCGCAGATGCCAGACACGGCGACCGGCGAGGACCTGAAGCGAGAGGGCGAACTTCTCGATCGCGCCAAGCAGGGCGCGGCGGGTTCCATCGGTGGCATTGTGCTCGAGTCGTCCGCGGACAGTCCCGTCGAGACTGGGCGCGAACTCACCGACACGGCTGGCCTTCGGTTCGCTGTCATCATCGGTGGCACATACGCCGATGGCGCGACCATTCCGATCCGTGCGATCGACACGGGCGCAGCGACGAACCACGCCGAGGGTGACGTCCTCCGTTGGGTCTCGGCACCACCATACTCGTCGCCGACCGCGCTCGTCGCGACCGGCGGACTCACGAACGGCATCGACGCCGAGGATGACGAGGTCTTCCGCGAGCGGATCCTGGCCGTCTACAGGACCCCGCCCGGTGCAGGGAACTGGGAGCACGTCGCGGAGATCGCAGAAGAGTCGATCGCGAGTGTCCAGAAGGCGTTTGTCTACCCGGCCATCCAGGGCCCGGGCACAGTCCACGTGGCAATCGCTGCGGCTCCAACAGACGACAGCGTGAGTCGCGTCGTCGCATCCGCGACGGTGAGCGGAGTGGTCGACCCGTACATCAAAGGGAAGCTTCCGACGCACGCTCACATCGTGACGACGACGGTGACGGACGTGAACACCGACGTTGCGATCGGCCTCTCGCTGCCTGAAGCGCCCACGGCAAACCCTCCTGGCCCTGGCGGAGGCTGGACCAACGGCACCCCGTGGCCGTCCGTGGACGGAACATCGACGTTCCGCTGCACTGTCACTGCCGTCACGAGCACGACGCAGTTCACGGTCGACGCCACCACGGCGCCGACGATCAACGTCACGCGGATCGCCTGGTACAGCCACTCGGAGCAGAAACTCTACACCGCCCTCGTGACAGCCTACTCGGGCACGTCGGGAACGTACCTCATCACAATCGACAACCCGTTCACTGGAATCGCTACGGGCGCGTACATCTGGCCCGAGTGCCAGAACGCGCAGACCTACGTGGACGCGGTCCTCGAGCACTTCAAGCTCATGGGGCCCGGAGAGAAGACGGACAACGTCTCTGCGCTCGTGCGCGGGTTCCGGCACCCTGTCGTCAGCACCGGCTGGCCCTATTCGGTTGGTCCGTCGATGCTCCGAGGTCTGTCCGATGCCGGCGATGAGGTGCTCGACACTCAGTATCTGCACCGCACTGATGGCACCGTCACCAAGACGGGCGCGTCTGGCCTGCTGACGCCGCAGATCCCCGCGACGGTGACCGACCCGCCCAACCAATTCATCCCGCGGTACATCGGGTTCTATCGCCTCCCGTGAGGTGAGCCCAAGACTCGCCGTGAACGATGCGGAATGCCTGCGTTCGGCTGATGTCGAACGCAATGGCTAGTTCGCTGAACGTACATCCGCGACTGCGGGCCATGCACAACGCCAGAACCTGCTCCTCGTTGAGCAGCGATGTCTTCACCTGTGAACCGCGGAGCGTATTCGCCATACCGGAGACCATGACACGATGACGCTCCCCGATCGAGACTCCATTCAGACCTACGGCGGCCCGCTGGCGAACTATCCGATCGACGTCATCGATCCGACCACCGACGAGGACGCTGCATGGCGCAACAAGTACGCCGCCAACGTCGCCATGATGACGCACACGATCACCCGCGGCGCGCGGTCGTTCCTCGGGACCAGCGGCGGCGCAACGTCGATCGCCGACCCGTCAAGCGGCTTCATCCACGATGCTGTGTGGGGTGATTCGTCGACAGTCAAGCCATCCGTCACGCACGTCCAGACGGGGATCTACGACATCATCAGCCCGTCGACGGTCACCGACGAGCTCGCAACCAGTCACTCGGTCGCCATTCGGCGAGCGTGGGGCAACATCGAGCAGACGGGATCGACACTGTGCGTGGCGCAGGCCAAGGTCACCGCTGCGCAGACCATCCGGATCTACACGTACAAAGCCAACGCCTCTGGCCAGATGCTGCTCGACGATCTCGTCGGCGAGCTCATCACGGTCTTCTTCGTCTAGGAGCGCCATGGGATACGGCGGCTATCACCCGTACCCGAGGCGGTACGGAGGCGGGCGTCCGCTCTTGCAAGTCGTCCATGAGGCGTTGAACGCAGCTCGTGGCACCGCCATCGACGCGTCTGACCCATCAAGCGTCGCATACATCGAGGACATGGCTTGGGCTCGAGCCATCGTCTTCGACGGCCACGGCACAGCGGAGCGGCTCGGCAATCAGCGAGACCCGCTCCGGATGACGGACTTCCTCGAGCGCTGGGAAGGCATCTTCAAGATCGTCCCGTCGCCAGGCGCTACCGCCGCCTCGCGTCGAATCGCTGTTCGCGCTCGCTTTCGAAGGTTCCTCGACGCGAGTGCATTCCACGATCGCATCGAGAGCGCGCTCCGAGCCGCCATTCCGACCTACTTCTCGGCGATCGAGTACATCAGCTACGACAACGCCGTCATTCACGTTCCGGATCCTTCGTACCCATGGGGGACCGTTGCGAACGGACATCCGTGGTCGTCGACGACGGCGCACCTGCTCGTCTTGCTCGTCAAGCCGGAGGGCGCGACAGAGGGCGACTTCTACACAGCGGCGGCGAAGGTCTCCCCGATCCTAGATTCGCTGCTCCCTGCATGGATGACGTTCAACTGGTACCGCGCACCGACGGAAGCGCCGGCCGTTGCGGTCTCCGGTGGACCGTCGCAGGGCGGCTTCTACCTCGATTCGATCGCGAATCTCGACAACAACGTTTTTAGCCAATGACGCTGGCTCAGGTGAGGCGATGACGATCGAAAGGAGCAACACCAGCGGCTGGGGCATCGGCGAGATGTTCACGAGCCCACAAGCGAACGCGACCGATGCGCTCCATGAGGCAGCGATCGACAAGCGCTCAGGCCGGCAGGACATCTTCATGTCGATGCTGGTCGCCACTGGTGCCGGGCGCATCATCTGTACTGTACAGACGGGGCCCGACGCGGCCGCGACGTTCCACGTCCAGGATGGCGTGTCGATCGTGCGGGTCCCTACACTCACGGCCGCCCGCGCGTACACGCTGGGGCACTCCGGCGCCACCGGTGGAGACAGGATCATCTTCGCGATCCACGGCACTGGCCAGTCACCCAGTGGCTACGCCGACATCAAGAACACGAGCGGCACCGGACTCTTCAGGCTCGGCCGTGTCGCAGGCACGCTTCCTAGCTACAGCGCCCAAGGCGACCGCGCCGAGTTCCTGATGGGCCCAGACGGACAGTGGGCACTGTTCGGCAATGCTCGCAGTCAGTCGCGGAGCTTCACGGTCTACGCGACGACGACGTGGACGTGCCCACCCGGCGTCTTCGAGGTCTTGCTCGAGGGCTGCGGCGGCGGCGGCGGGGGCGCTGGAGGCAACAAGGCTCCTGCATCGACGTTCGGGTTCGGAACTGGTGGCGGTGGCGGCGGAGGCGCTGTCCGAGCTCGTCATCGCGTGCAGGTCACGCCAGGCCAGACGTACACGATCACCATCGGCGCTGGCGGTGCTGGCGGGTCTGGCAGTGGAACGATTCCGACCGCTGGCGCGGACGGCGGAGACTCGACGTTCGCGACGTCGAGCGGCACCGTCCTCGCTCGGTTCCCAGGCGCGAATGGTGGGCGGCCAGGCATCTTCGTGTCGAGCTCCGGGATTGGACAAGCCGGCATCGCGCTCGGTGGCGGACCCATCAAGACGTTCACCGCAAGCGGGCCGACGGGCATCGCTGTCTACAGCGGTTTCGCCATGCCGTTCGTTGGCGCTCGCGCGCCGGGCGAGGGAGGCCTCGCCGTCCACGGGTTCACGGCCATCTCGCTTTCGCTCATCCGTGCAGGGATCCAGTACGGGATCGGCCAGAACGGACACACGGGAGGATCTCCGAGCACATTCGGCGCGGACAATAGCCACTACGGCGGCGGGCCGGGGGCTGGCGGCGGGGCTGGTGCGTTTGGGATCGGAGGGGACGGTGGTGCTGGAGGTGCTGGCGCCAGTGCGCCTGGCAACGGCGTGGCGGGCTCCGACGGGACGACTGCGGCCGAGTACACCGGTGCGGGTGGCGGTGGTGGCGGAGCCGGTGGCGGCGACACGACTCCGCCCAACGGCGGGAGTGGCGGGAACGGTGCCAGCGGGCGCATCGAGATCTCGTGGTGAAAGGCGAGGACTGAGACATGTCTGCATCTCCCACGTGCGAAGTGAAGAACGGCGCAGCGGCATACGCTGCGACGACCAACGGCGTCGACATCACGCCGGCGAACAACATCGTCATTCGCCTCGCGAGCACGGTCGACGTCTCGACGTGGCTCATCGAGTGCGCGACGACAGACGATACGAGCGACGCGGCGACGGTGACCGCCTCGCTGACCATCGACAGCGCACTTCGTACGGCAACGTTCACTGCGCCGGCTGCTGGCAAGGCGTACCGATTCCGCTCGAGGGTCAACAACGGCCTCGACGTCAACCGCGTCGTCGACCCCGCGCTCGAGACGACCTTCTGCGTCTATACACTGACCAGCGGCAGTCGTCGCGTCATGGCTGCCGACGAGACGACGGAGGGAGACGCGACCTTCGGCTGGATCAAGTGGGTCAACGACCTCATTCGGAATCCGTCGAGCGGCACAGGCACACCACCAGGCGGCTCCACGAATCAGTTCCAATACCATAGCGGTGCCTCGTTCGCTGGCGCGAGCGGCATGAACTACACGCCGTCGACGTTCAGTGTCGCCATCTCGTCGCTCGTCGTGACAAAGGATTCCGTGTTCGGCGGCACTACCGTCTACACGGGCGTTGCATCAGCGGCACTCGGCAACGCCAGGCACAGGACATACACAGAGATCAAGAACCTCAAGACCACGAACTCCGCCGCCGGCCAGCCCATCTACGCGTGGAAGATCATCGACGAGGCCATCACCTCAGTCTTCATCTCGGCGAACGCCGTCCCCAGCGGTGGCGCTGCGGGCGGCAGCTACGGGCGCCGAGCGCGCATCTGGGCAAACGGCGCCGTCGCGACCATGGGGTCGCTCGAGGCCTCGTGGAACGACGAGGTTACAGCGTCTGGCGTAGGGTTCACCGGCCTCTCTGTCGGCTCGGGCATCGTGATCGGACACTCCGGCATGACCGGATTCGTCAACGTGAAGGGCAGCGCGACGGGCACGTTCGACTTCGGTGTCACTGTCACGCGAGAAGAGACGAGCTGGGCCTGATGTTTGGCTTCGGGCTCAGCGGTCGCCGGGTGGGGTTCCACGGCAGCAACGGCGTCGACGTCACGTCGATCTCCGGCTGCACCCTCTGGCTCGACGCGACCGACGTCACCGCAAGCAGCATCGTCACTGCGATGAACAACAAGGTCGGCACCGATCCGACCATCAACGCAACCGAGGAGCCGCTCTACACCGCGTCGAACGCGAACTACAACCGCCGCCCGACGTGGAAGTGCAACACGGCCGCCACGAAAGTCATCACCGCATCGGCAGCGTGCCACGGGATGACGGCAGGACCATACACAGTGGTCATCGTTGGTCAGTGCGGCGACGCCAACTACGCAATGGGCGCACCCAGTGGCGGCACACTCATCGCTGGCGGTGGCGGTTCAGGTGACAAATGGCAGCTCACGTCGGATGCCGGCACATACCTCGTGAGTACAGGACTGGCGAATACGCCATCTGTGTTGATCGGCATCTTCAACAACGCATCCTCGAAGATCTACGCCAACAGTCAGACCGCGGTGTCAGGCCCGGCCGGGACACTCGAGAATATGACGTCGAGCTCGCTCAATATCGGCAACTACGGTGCGCCTGCCGCTGCGCTCGGCGCAAACGGCGATACGACCCACTTCATCATCTACAACAGGGCGCTTACGCAGGCTGAGTGCGCGTGGCTTGAGGTCCAACTTGGCGCCGAGTCCGGGATCACGATCTCGCCATGACCGACATCCGCAACAAGGTCCTCTACACCGTCCCGACGCAGAAGATGCCCGTGGTGACCCCGCGGGATGGCCTCGTCAACCTGAAGTGGGCGACGTGGACTGGTGCAGAAACATGGGCGACCACACTCAGCGGCGACTACACGATGTCCGAGCTTGCGTTCGGCAATCTCGGAAGGGCCATTACACTCGTCCTCACCGACGCGTCCGCTGCGCCGGTGACGATCGCCTACATCACATCGACGATCACCGTTGGTCGCTCGGTAGTGTCTGGGCGCGACAGCGTCACCATCCAGTTCAACGCCGATACCGCCGTCCCGCTCGATGTTGCATCGGGCTATGCATCGCTCGTCGGTCGCGAGCTCGCGCTCATCTCTCCGGCGCTGTCGACCGGTGTCGCGCCGTCCATCACGAGCATCACCCCAGACCTCGGTGACACGTTCGGTGGCGCACGGATCACCATCACCGGAACAAACTTCTCTGGCTCGATCTCCGTCAACTTCGGCGCGACGCCAGCGACATCGTTCGAGGTCGTCAGCACGACGACAATCCGAGCGGTCGCACCCGCCAAGACCGCGGGCACGTACACCGTTTTCGTCTCGAACGAGAGCGGCACTGCAACCCTTGTCAACGCGTACGAGGCATGGCACCCGACCACCGACTACGCAGCGGCGCGCGTCTACCAGGCCGATCAGGAGGTCACGTCGTCGGGCTCCGCTACGCGCCATCGGATGGGCGTTCAGTGCCAAGACATGGGTGTCAGCGCCCTTGACCCAACCGACATCGCTCCTCTCGATGGCATCGGTTTCGTCGAGCTTGCCAATGGAAGATTCCTCCTCGCTGGTGGCGCACCATCCGGGCATGCGAACGCAGTCGTAAACACCATCTGGTACTCGGACGATCGTGGCAAGACGTGGTCTGTACTGCTTGCCAATGCGGCCGGGTCGGCCACACGTCCAGCACCGGCACACACTTTTGGCTTCTTCACGATGACGATCTCCGGCACGGAATACGTCTACTGGCTCGGCGGCGACCCATTCACGCCCACCGGCGACGTTTTCCGAAGCGCCGATGGTGGCTCGACGTGGTCCCGCATCTCGACGTCGTGCCCCACCAGCGGGCTTGCACTCTTCAACTACGGTATCCTCAACGACGTCATCTACGTCATGGGAGGCCAGACGTCGATCGACGACACCGGCGTCGTCTCCGCCACCGTCTACAAATCGATCGACTATGGCGTCACGTGGACCACGGTTGGCGCTGCTCCGTGGAACGGCCGGGGTGCGCAGTTGGGGCGGCTCCCGGAACTCGACGGCAAACTCTGGATCGTCGCTGGAGCTCGCTACCACTCGACCGACGTTGTCTCTTGGTACAACGACGTCTGGACGTGGAATGGCACCGACTGGACCGAGGTGCTCGCCGATGGGCACGGCCAATTCGCCAAGCGGCGATACCACTCCGTTGTCGTCTACAACAATCGCCTCTGGATGTTCAACGGCTCGACGTGTGACGGCGTCACGATCGATGCGGACACAACATCGGCCTACTACTCAAGCGACGGCATCACGTGGACGGCGTGGAGCGATTCGTTCTCGTGGGGAGACACCCATGCTCAGTCTGCCATCGCGACGTCGACCGGAATCTATCTCACAGAGGGCTTCCAGAGCGCGCGGTTGCACACGATCAAGGAGCACACCGGCGCGCTCGTCAGTGGATGGGCAGACCAGGGGAGCGATGCGTTGGATCTGTCGCAGTCGACGACAGGCAAGAAGCCGATCCTCGACCCTGCTGGGTTCTCGACCTCCTACGGTTCGAAGTCCGGACTGGTCTTCACGCGCGGTCAGTTGCTAGGACTCGCATCACCAGACCGTGGCAACGCCGGCGGCGTCTACGAGGCATATGCCGTTGTCAGGACGCTGAACTTCGACGAGACGTCCGCAGAGGGCACGAATCCACCCGCGACGATCGTTGGCGCGACAAATGGCTCGAGCTGGAACAACTTTGGCGTGACGTCGTCGACGTTGACCATCACGGACGCGACCAACGCGTCTCCAATCGTCGTCACCGTCGACGCAGCGCACGATCTCACGACAGGCGACACGGTGACCGTCCGCGGCGTGCTCGGCAACCCCGCAGCCAACGACACGTGGGTCGTCACGGTGACGTCGTCGACGACGTTCTCGCTTCAAGGCTCGACCGGGAACGGCGCGTACACATCCGGCGGCACGGCGAACGTCTCGCAGATTCGATACCGTCACTACGACGGCGGCTGGCAGACCGTTTCGCGAGGCTCGGACATCAACGACGACGAGCCGCATACGCTCGGCGTGTCGCAGTCGGTGGCGGGTGGCATCGAGCTCTACGATGACGGCACGCAGCAGGGCTCTGACGGGACCGGCGCGCATGACGCCACGTGGACTGGCTTCGATGCCGTTGGTGCTGGGTACAACGAGAACGATCCGCTTGAGGGCGTCGTCGGCGCCGTCGTGGTTCTGCAATTGAGCGCGGTCTCTTCCGCCACGTTCAAGACCAAGCTCGAAAAGTGGGGTCGCAAGTGGGGCTCCGCCGCATAGCAAGAGGGCAGCCATGACAGGTGATGAACAGCTGACGATCATCCGCGGCCTACTTGAGCGGCAAGCCGCGAAGACCGACGCCATCGAGGCCAAAGTAGACGCACACCGCGCAGAGGGTGAACGTAGAGGCCACGAACAGGCTGCTGGGCTCGAGGCCGTACGCGTCGAAGTGCAGCGCCTCAACTCGCGCATGACCGACGCAGAACGAGACATCCGCGAGCTACGCGATGCAGACGGTCACGTGCTCAGGCATCAGAGCGAGGTCGACATCGAGCACGCCGCAGCGATTGGCGGAGCCATCGCGCACACGCGGACGCTCGACGAGAAGGTCATCTCTCTCGACGAGAAGGTCGGCGCACTGACGGAGGCGTCGGAGCGAAACGAGCGAGCTAACCGCGCCGTGTTCGGCGAACTCGGACTCGACTACTCGTCGGTGACCAGTGACCGTCCGTCGGTCTCGCCGAACAGGCCGAAAACGACGCTCGCGAAGATCGCCACCGAGAACAAAAGCAGCATCGCTGCCGGCGTTGTGTCGACCGTGCTCATCGTCGTGCAGATCGTCTGGAAGCTTCTCGAGCACCGCTGAAACGAGGACAACATGCCGGAATTCATGTCGCGTGGCGGCGCTTGGTGCGTCGCTCACCCTGAGCTCGTGTGGCCACTCGTCACTGCGATCATCACGCTGCTCTTCAAGCCGCGGACGCCGACCCAGTACGCGCAGATCGCCGTTCGCTTCCCGCGTGTGGCGGCGGGACTCCAACTCATCGGTGCGCTCGGTCTCGATGTGCCGAAGGTCGTGGAGGCGGTGCGGAAGGTTGTGACTGGCAAGGCGGAGCCACCGCCACCACCGGCAGGGCCGAGCATCATGGCGATCGGCCTGGTCGTGCTGCTCGCATCCCAGACCTCCGCGTGCTCGCTGTTCAACGCGAAGACGCTCCGGACCATCCTCGACATCACGCAGACCACGTGCATCATCGCGCACCAGGAGCTTCCCGAAAGCGACGTCGCCAAGATCTGCGATGTCACCGATGACCTCCTGCCGCCGATGCGCCGCGTCCTCGCCGAGGCGAAGAAGGCGAGCGCCAAGGCCGGCGCGCAGAAGTGCGGCGACCAATGAAACGCGGTCTCGGTCACGTCGCCGACCTCGACCAGCATGTCGAGGACGACCTCCGGAATAGGCACATCGGCCACCTCGTCGGCGCGGCTCTAGTCGGAGCGCCAACATCGCTCGACTACTCCGGCCTGCTCAGGCAGATCCCAGACCAAGGAGGTTCGTCGAGCTGCGTGGGCCAGGCGTTCGCGACGTCGATCTACCTCCACGCGCAGATCACCGCGCAGCCGATCCCACGGCCAAGCCCAAAGGCTATCTACGACGGTGCCCGGCTGCTTGACGCGCCACACGAGGCGATGGTCGACTTCGGTTCCCGGCCTCGTTCGGCGATCATTGGGATGCAGGACTTCGGCCTCGTCGCCGAAGACCGCTGGCCTCTCAACGAGAGCAACGTGAATGTCCCGCCACCGCTCGACGTATGGCAGGCGGGCCTCGGCCAGATGCTGTCTGGATGGTATCGAATCGCGAGCGGCCAAGGCGCCGCGACGCTCGTGCGCTCGGCACTGACGCGAGGGTTCTGTCCTACGTTCGCGATGCCCGTCGACGTCGACTACCAGAACATCGCGGACGGCACGATCTACGACGGCCTCTACCACGCCAGCATCGGCTCACACATGCAGTGCGTCGATGGCTTCGGCACCGGCTGGCTGCTCGTCGCCAACTCATGGGGTTCGTCGTGGGGTGTTCGAGGTCACGCACGCATCTCTGACGCTGCGTTCGAGCGACTCGCAGGCGACATCCTCGTTCCGACCGTCGTTCCCGTCTCGCTCGCGTAGGAGTCCACATGCGCCATTTCGCCTTCGCTGTTGCCTTCGTCGTCGCGCTCGTCGGGTGTCCGAACCAGACGATCTTCCCAAAGTGCGACGATCCGAAGAACCCATGCCCACCAGTGGATCCGGATTACCCGGCGTCTGCGGAAGGCGCATGTCTCCACCTCGCCGAGCTCGGCTGCTCGGAGTCGCGCGTCACCAGCGCGGGCGTCACATGTCCGATGGCGTTCCGCAAGATGGAGCAGTTCACCGATCCGCACTATGCGTGTGTCATTCGCGCTCGTGATGCTGCGGAGGCGAGGGCGTGCGGTTCCGTGAGGTGCATCCAGTGAACGGGCACGAGATCGGCGCTGCCCTCCTTGGCGTCGCCATCCTCATCCTCCTCGCGGCCGTCCTGATGGTCTCCGGCTATGTGATCGGCCAGTAGATGTCCTTCGTCCACGTTCGTCATCGCTGCGCGTCCGGGCGATTCGACGAGATGTGGGAATACGATCCGACGCGGCGTGTGATTGAGCTTGTCTTTCGACTGGCCAACGAGGAGCCGGCGACAGCGAGCGTTCCGGTCTGCTCGCCTCGGTCGCCACGCAGGCTGGCGTATCCGATCGTCAGGCTCGACGGCGAGCGCTGGCGGATCCTCGCGGCGAGATTCATGGAGAGCATCGTTGAAGTGCGCGGCGACCGCGTGACGAGGCTCCTGATTCCGGAATCCTTCCCAGTTCACCCGCGACTGACGCAGGGCGATCACATCATGCTTTGTGCGACGCCACCCAACGTCGACGCCGAGCTCGAGGCACTATGAGCGAACGGCGAATCCAGAGCGAACCCACACTCGTCCTTGATCATGACAAGATCCTGAGCGCATCGGCAAAGGCTGAGATCGAGCGTGCTTCTCAGAGGATGCTGGCCGCAGAGGCGGCAAACATGGAGGCAATCACGATGCAGCCGTGTCCGGCGTGCGAGAACTGCGAGTATTGCAGCGGCCAGCACATGGTGACGCCGGAGCGAGCAGCAGGGTTCCAGACGAAGAAGGAGGAGCCGTGATCCCGATCTACTCGCGAGACATCACAGACGACTTCTTCCCGGCGCTGCGTGCTGTCGCCGAGCGGCTGCAGTCCGATCCAGAGAAGATGATGCGAGTCATGAAGTCGGAGAGCGACGTCCGCGCGAACGCTCACAACGACAACCCGAAGCACCTCCCGCCAGAGAAGCGGTGGAACGCGAGCGGGCTGATCCAGTTCATGCCGTTCATCCTTCCGGGTGTCGGCTGGCGGGCCGGACATGCGATGTTCAGGCAGCTCACGGCGACGCAGCAACTCCCATACGTCGAGGCCTACTACCGGCCCCACGTCGGGCACCTCTGGACGATCGGCGGTCTGTACGTCGCGACGTTCCTCCCGGCGCTCGTCCAGTACGCTGGCGACCCGAGCTACGTCCTCACCGCCGATCCGAACCCGAAGACGAAGGGCGAGCCAGGTGAGCACCTCGGCTGGGCTTTCGAGCCGAACGCCGGCTTCGACAAGAACGGCGACCGGGCCATCACGGTCCAGGAACTCGAGGACGCGGTAAACCGCGCATGTACCGGGGCCCGGTGGCAGGAACTCATGGCCCGGCTCAACGGCGGTGAGATCGAGTCCGGCGAGCGCGAGACCGAGGAGATCGACCTCCGCACGGTGCTCGGCATACAGCGGGCACTGGCACAACTTGGCCACGACCCTGGCACAATCGACGGGTGGGCTGGCCCAAAGACCACGGCTGCCATCGTCTCGTTCCAGCGTGCGAGCGGCCTGGTCCCTGATGGGATCTATGGTCCGCTGACGCGCAAGGCGCTCACTCTGGCACTCGAGAAAGCTACGTAACCACAGGCATTAGAACAGCCGCCGCCAACCGGCGGCCATCAGCGCCCGCTGCTCCTCTCGCGAGGGGTGGCGGGCGTTTCGTCGTTTGTGGGGGTCGCCATCAGTGCAGCATGCACTTGTGCCGTCATGTGCCAAGTGCTACGCAGGATCTGGCACTGCTTGGCACAGCCGACGGCGCCGTCTGGAGGGACGACGATGGACGGGAAGGTTCTGGACATCCCCGGCGAGGGATGGCCGAAGGGTCGCGCGCCGATCTCGGTGTGCATTCTGGTCCGCAACGAGGAGGCCTCTGGGCTGCTCGAAGCCTGCCTCCAATCGGTGCGTCCGCACGTCGAGGAGATCGTGGTCCTCGACACGGGCTCGACCGACGGCACGCCGGACATCGCGCGGAAGTACGCTGACGTCTTCGAGGTCTACACCGGATGCAACGATCCTGAGACCGGCGCGATCAACGACTTCTCCGACGCCCGCAACAAGTGCTTCTCCCTCGCGACGAAGCGCTGGGTGATGTGGATCGACTCCGACGACGTCGTCAGTGGTGCCGAGCACCTCGCGAAGCTCGTCGCGGTCGGTGACGCGAACCAAGGCAATCGAGACTGGTGCTACCTCTTCCCGTACGAGTACGTCTACGACGAGCGCGGGCGCTGCATCTGCCTGCACTACCGCGAACGGCTCCTCTCGCGCGTCGATGCGATGCGGTGGACCAACCCCGTCCATGAGGTGATGATCCCCACCGATCCGGGCACCCTCGCGATCGTCCCGTGCGATGACGTCGTCGTCGAGCACCATCGCCAGCGGAGCAAGAAGCCCCAAGAGGCCGGGCGAAACCTTCGCATCTTGCAGAAGATGGTCGAGCAGGACGGCTCGAAGGACGCCCGACAGTTCTACTACCTGGGTCTCGAGTACGCGAACAACAACCAGCCCGACAAGGCCGTCGAGTGGCTGTCGCGATACGTCGGGATCTCGGGCTGGGACCACGAGAAGACGATGGCGGCGCTCAAGCTCGCCGAGATCGCCTACGGCCGCGGACGCATCCAGGAGGGGATTGTCTGGTCATTCCGCGCGATCGAGGTCCGCGAGGACTGGGGTGAGTGCTACTTCGCGGCCGCTCGAGGCTTCTACCAGCTCGCGGTCGCGGGTACGGACACGCGGCGAAACTGGCAGAAGTGCGCGCACTTCGGGCGCGTCGGCCTGTCGCTGCCGCCGACGAAGACGATGCTCTTCGTCAACCCGCTCGAGCGTGACCTCGACATCCATGTCTATCTGACGATGGCCTATTCGCAGCTCGGCGACGCACGCCGGGCGCTCGAGCATGCCGAGACCGCGCTCAAGCAGTCACCGAACGACGCGAACCTCGTCTACAACCGGAAGGTATTCGAGCGCATTATCGCGCGAGACGAGGCGAAGGCAGCGCTCTCCAGACTCGCCGCGGCCACCGATGCGCCACCGGAATCGGTCGCTGTCGCGCTCGCAGAGTTCGGCGGCGCCGACGGGCCGAGCGAGGGCTGGGCGCGTTACTCGCGGCCGGAGGAGTATCCGCGAGGGGTGAAGCCGGAGCACTTCCCGATCGCGCGCCGGTCTCCGCACGCCCGAGCGTTCGCGATTCCTGAGGCCACCGACATCGAGGATCTCCCCGTCGTTCTGACCGACGCCCAGGTCGAGGCGGCGACGATCATGCTCTGGAAAGAGTACGTCCTCCATGACGAGATCCTCGCGGCTGAGACGTTCCTCGCGAACGCACCGTACCGCGCTCGCCATTCGCCGGTCATCGAGCGAGCTCTCGCGCGAACGCGTCAGATGACCGCGTGGATGGACGCACCGGAGACGACGCAGCAGTTCAACGCGCCGGCCGATCCGACAGTGGAGACCGGCGTGCCGCTCCCGCTCCCGCTCAACGGTCAGCTCCTCGACCGCTCCGACCTCACGATCGCAACGCTGAAGAAGACCGACAAGGTCCTCGACTTCGGCTGTTCCGACGGGAGCATCATCAACCGCTGGGGCCTCCAAGGCTACAACGTCACGGGCGTCGACCTCTGCGAGTCGTCGGTCGCTCTCGCGCGTCGCAAGGCCGAGGAGTTCAAGACCGGCTGCCGCTTCCACGTCGGCAAGTTCAGCGAGGTCGACCTCGGCGGCGAGACCTTCGACGTCGTCACGAGCTGCGACACCTACGAGCACGTCAAAGACCACGTTCGCGACATCATCGCGCCGGCTCGTCGAGCTCTGAAGGCTGGCGGGCGGATGGTCTTGGTGACCCCGCACGGCTCGTGGATGCGCGGCCAGTTCATCCCGTGGGCCCACCCGTGGCGATGGGCTGACGAGGAGAACCAGCCTTGGAACGCGCCGCTACCGCACGCCCACCTCATCGCGCCGACGGTGTGGAGCGTCGCCGGTCACTTCCGCGAGGATGGCTGGTGGGTCAAGGATAGCTACATCGTCGAGAGCGCGAGCCACCAGGACGTTCCTGGTCAGGGCAACGTCTACTGCGAGGCGCGGCTCGAAGCGCCGAAGTGCAGCGAAGGCTCGCTCGACATCGTCTTCGCGTGCGGCGACGCGTGGCAGGACTGGAACCCGCTGGTCCACAAGACCAAGGGCATCGGCGGCTCCGAGACGATGGTGGTCGAGCTCGCGAAACGGCTGTCGCTCCTCGGGCACCGCGTCCGCGTCTACACGAGCACCGGGAAGTGGGGCGAGGGCATCTTCGACGGCGTCGAGTACCGCCAGAGCGCTCACCTGTCGCTCGCTGGATCCTGCGATGTGCTCATTGCATGGCGTGACGCGAGCCTGCTCGATGTGCCGGTGACCGCGAAAACGCGGTTCCTCTGGGTCCACGACATCTTCGCCGGCAACGGTCGTCACGCGTCACTGCTGAAGGCGGATCGAGTCCTCGGCCTGTCCGAGTGGCACTGCGACTTCCTCCAGAAGCACCACAACCTCCCGCGCGCGCAGATCATGCAGACGCGCAACGGCATCGACCTCTCGCGGTTCGACCGCCCCGTCGAGCGCAACACGAAGAAGGTCGTCTACTCGTCGAGCCCTGACCGCGGGCTCCCTGTCCTGCTGAAGGTCTGGCCGGAGATCCGGAAGCGGGTGCCGGACGCGACGCTCGACATCTTCTACGGCTTCTTCAACTGGAAGAAGATGGCCCAGGCTCGCGGCGACACCGACCAGCTCAAGGGCATCGCGTACCTCGAGAAGCAGATCGCCGACCTCGCTCCGATGGGCGTCACCATGCGTGGGAAGGTCGACCAGCAGACCCTCGCGACCGAGTTCCTGTCTGCTGGCGTATGGGCATACCCGACGTGGTTCTCGGAGACGTCGTGCATCACAGCCATGGAGGCTCAGGCCGCCGGGCTCCGCATCGTCACGAGCAGCATTGCTGCGCTGAACGAGACTGTCGGCGAGTACGGCGTACGCATCGACGGCGACTGGCTCTCGCCGGAGTATCAGGCCACCTTCGTCGATGAAGTGGTCCGGGCACTGACGGTGCCTGACACGGACTGGATCACGACGCGGTACGGGGTCGCGACGCACGCGCGCAACGTGTTTGGTCTGGACGCCCTCGCCGAGGACTGGGTCTCGGCAATGCGCGAGGAACTCGAGCGCGTCATCGTCGCTCCGCTGGTCCCGTACCAGCCTCGTGCCGACTTCACACGGGAGGCTGCGTGATGAATCACCAAAACGAGGCAAAGGCGTTCACGTGCATCTGGGAAACGCCTGAGCGCACGCGATGCGTACTCGCCCCTGAGCACGATGGGCCGCACGTCAGCGAAGTTACGGGCACAGCGCGTGTGCGGGATCGCGGGACATGCAGGCAGTGCCTCCTGCCGCTCAACGATCACTCTGGTCGAGACCTTCGCAGGTGTCGCGAGACGTTCGAGAACATGGCCGTCCTGCGGAAGGAAGGCACCTGATGCGCATCGCATTCCTATATGGCAGCTTCTCGCTCGGCCAGCGCCCGCTCGACTTCGACAACCTCTACACCTCGCCACGAGGCCTCACCGGCTCCGAGCTCTCGTGCGTCGAGTACGCGCAGGCGATGCAGCGGCGTGGCCACGAGGTCATGCTCCTCGTCGGCCAGCCGCAGACGGCCAATGAGTGGCGCGGCATCCAACTGCGGCAGCTCGACAACCCGAAGCTCGTCGCCGAGTGCGACGTCGTCTACGCGTGGAACGAACCCGATCTGTTGCGCCAGGTGCCAGCCGGACCGCTGCGGATGGCGAACCAGCAGCTCAACGACTTTGCCTACTGCCAGCCGGGCTGGGAGGAGCACGTCGATGTGGTGACGAGCCCATCGGCGCACCACCTCGAGTTCCTCAAGAAGCAGGCGCCGAACGTCCGCGCGTGGGAGGTCCAGCCGAACGGCTGCGACCCGACGCAATACGCTCAGGACAAGCGCATCGACGGGCGGGTCATCTGGGCATCGAGCGCCGACCGCGGGCTCCACCGGCTGCTCGAGATGTGGCCGGAGATCAAGCGCTGCGTCCCGCACGCGTCGCTCCGGTGCTTCTACAACTTCCAGGCGGCCGACTTCGACGACTACGAGGCGACAGGCCCAAACGTCCACCCGGACCTGCTCGAGATCGCGCAGCGCAAGCGGTACATCCGCTACGCCATGAGCAAGCTCGCCGGTCCCAAGTGGGACGTCGAGCACGTCGGCTCGGTCTCGCGCGACCGCATGCGCCAGGAGTTCGAGCACGCGCAGGTGCTCGCGTACCCGTGCGACACCATCCGGTACACCGAGGGCTTCAGCGTCACGACGTTGGAGGCGTGCGCGAGCGGATGCCTTCCAGTCATCACCGACATCGACGCGCTCGGGGACATCTACGGTGGGGCGGCGCCGATGACGGAGGGTGGGCTTCAGCGCGACGCGTTCGTTGACCTCGTCACCCGCGGCCTCACCGACGCCCACTGGCGAGCGGAGAACGTCGACAAGTGCCGAGCGCTCGCAGAGTCGTGCAACTGGAACACGCTGGCCGAGCGACTCGAGCGGGTCGTCAGTGCACACACCATGGCGATGAAGGGAGCTGCGGAATGAGTTCTAGGCATGAGTGGTACACCACCAGCGTCGACAACGAGGACTGGCCTGGCGATCCGCTGGTACCGCTGCCTGAGCCATTCTTGAACGAAGCTGGCATCATCCAGAACCTTCTCCTCAAGAAGATTCAGAGCATCGCTGCCATCACGAGCAAGCGCGGCTCCGTTCGAGCGCAGCACTACCACCGCGAAGACTTCCACTACACGTACGTGGCAAGTGGTCGAGTCTTCTACTTCGAGCGACCCGTCGGCGCGATGTCGATCCCCAAGCCGATGGAGTTCGGTCCTGGGCAGATGTTCTTCACGCCGCCGATGATCGAGCACGCGATGCTCTTCGCTGACGACTCGCTGATCCTGACGTTCGCCAAGCGCGTACGCAGTCACGAGGAGCACGAGAAGGACGTCGTCCGCGTGCCGTTCCTGACGCCGGAGATCGTGCGCGAGTACGTCCGGTGAGCTTTTACGTCCGGAACGACTGCCGACTCTGCTACTCGACCTTCCTGACGAAGGTGCTCGACCTTCCGCCGACGCCGCTCGCGAACGAGTTTCCGACCGCGCCGGGCAAGGAGCAGGACAAGTTTCCGTTGTGGCTCTCGGCGTGTCGCGACTGCGGCCACGTGCAGCTCCCGGTGGTCGTCGATCCAGACCGACTCTTCCGTGACTACGTCTACGTCAGTGGCACGAGCCACGTCTTCGTCGAGCACTTCCGCAGGTACGCCGACGAGATGCTGGCGAAGCATGTCCGCAACGGGGACCTCGTCGTCGAGATCGGGAGCAACGACGGGACGATGCTCCGCTTCATGCGTGACGGCGGTGCGCGGGTACTCGGCATCGAGCCGGCCGAGAAGATCGCCGCGGCTGCATCGGCCGACGGGATCGAGTCGTGGCCGGAGTTCTTCACCGAGGACGTGGCAGCCCGCATCTTCGGAGCGAAGGGCCGGGCCCGCCTCGTCGTGGCCAACAACGTCTTTGCTCATGCCGACGACCTCCGCGGCATCGCGCGTGGCGTGAAGCGCCTGCTTGACCCGGCGGGCGTGTTCGTCTTCGAGGTCGGCTACCTCGTCGATGTCCTCCAGAGGACTCTCGTGGACAACATCTACCACGAGCATCTGTCGGTTCACTCGGTCGAGCCACTCGTCCGGTTCTTCTGGGACCTTGGGATGTCGCTCGTCGATGCACGACGCGTGGACACGCACGGCGGATCCATCCGCGTGACCGTCTCGCCGACGCCGGGTCTGCCGTGCTCCATCGGAGCAGCGGACCTCATCGCCGAAGAGCGAAAGATGGGCCTCATGCGAGACCCTGAGGGTGTGTTCTACCGCTTCGCAGACACCATCGAGGAGCGGCGCAACGAGCTGATCCGACTGCTCAACGGCGCGAAGATGGCCGGCCGGTCGATCGTCGGGTACGGAGCTCCAGCCAAGGCGACGACGCTGCTGCGGACGTTCGGCATCGAGAGCTTCCTCGACTACGTCGTCGACGACAGCCCGCTCAAGCAAGGCCGATGGCTCCCCGGCGGACACGTTCCGGTGCGTCCGAGCTCGGCGATCGAGGAGACGAAGCCCGACTACGTCGTCATCCTCGCGTGGAACTTCGCCGACAGCATCATCGACAAACTCACCTGGTATCGAGCGGCCGGCGGCACGTGCATCGTACCGCTGCCCACGGTTCGCATCATCGACTCAGCGCGTTGACTGAAGGGAAGGGACGACCATGCATCTGCTCATGAGCGACATCGACGAGATCATCGACGGACTGCCGCGCGAGTTCTGGGAGCGCTTCAGCGGACGGCGCGTGCTGCTGACCGGTGGCCGCGGGTTCCTCGGACGGTACTTCACCGAGGTCTTCGTCAGGCTCAACGCGCGGTTCCTCGAGCCCGCTGGCGTGCGTCCCGTCGAGCTCGTCGTCCTCGACAACCTCATCACCGCTGGACCGTACGGCGATGACGGCACGCCTCGGCCTCACGTCGCATTCGTGAAGCACGACATCATCAAGCCGTTCACGCCGGAGCGGCAGATCGACTTCATCCTCCACTGCGCCGGCATCGCGAGCCCCTACTACTACCGGAAGTACCCGGTGGAGACGTACCAGGTCGCGACGATCGGGACGCGGAACGTGCTCGACATCGCGCGACTGAACCCCGGCTGTCGGCTCGCGTTCTTCTCCTCGAGCGAGATCTACGGCGACCCCGACACGAAGCACGTCCCCACGAACGAGGCGTACAAGGGGCACGTGGCCTGTCTCGGACCGCGCGCCTGCTACGACGAGAGCAAGCGCTTCGGCGAGATGATGGTGCGCGTCGAGCATGAGCAGCACGGAGTCCATAGCTCGATCATCCGGCCGTTCAACTTCTACGGTCCGGGCATGCAGAAGATCGACTACCGCGTGCTCCCGAACTTCGCCGCTCGCGTCGTCGATGGCCAGCCGCTCCACGTCTACGGCACCGGCGAGCAGACGCGGACGTTCTGCTACGTCACGGATGGGATCCGCGGATGCCTCCAGGTGCTCGTCGATGGCAAGGCCGGCGAGCCGTACAACGTCGGCAACCCTACGCCGGAGATCTCGATGCGGGACCTGGCGATCTCGGTCGGCCGCATCACCGGCACCGACGTCCACTTCGAGACCATCGAGCACCCCGACAGCTACCCCGCGGACGAGCCGCAGCGTCGGTGCCCGGACATCTCGAAGATCCGCGCTCACGTCGGCTATGCGCCGCGCGTCGAGCTCGAGATCGGGCTTCGGCGGTTCTTTGGGTGGGCGAAAAAGGCTTACGTCGAGCCATCGGTCGCCGCTGCATGATCCGCCTCGCGCTCATCGGCTGCGGCGCGTGGGGGTGGCGGTACATCCCCGCCGCTCTCGAGGCTGGGAACTGCGTCGTCACCCACGTTGCAGGTGTTGGGAAGTCGTGTCCGGATGAGGCGCGGCAGTACCTGAGTGGCGTGCAGGTCGTCGAGGCCGGGACCAGAGCGCTGCTTGCGCTCGATGTCGACGCGTTCGTGATGGCTTCACCGCCAGGCGAACGCGAGTATCTCTGCTGCTCGCTGCTGCATCATGGCCGGCCCGTCATGATCGAGAAGCCGCTGGCGCTCTCCGATGAGGAAGCGGGTCACATAGTCTCAGCCGCATGGAGTGTGGCCGTCCCCCTCCTCGTCAACCACCAGCACATCTTCGCGCCCGCGTACGAGGCTCTCCGCGCCGTCGTCTCAAGCTGGAACGGCAAGACCATCTTGTCTGTCGGCGAAGGTCCTGGGCCCCATCGGGACTACTCCGCGCTCTGGGACTATGGCCCGCATGATGTGGCGATGACACTCGGGCTGGTGCCGCCCGGCGAGCGGATCGTGCCGAAGTGGGTCCGCGAATTTCGTCGTGAGGGCCATGGTGCTGGCGTGGACATCTCCAGCGAGTCCGCGACGGTTACTTCGCTGATCACAGCTAGCAACTGTGCTCCCGCCAAGACGCGGAGCCTATGGGTCCAGTCCGGAGACCGAACCGCTCACTACGACGACCTCGCCGAGCACAAGCTCCGAGTCGATGGCCACCCCGTCGACATCTCCCCCGAGCGTCCGCTGACGTTGGCCGTACGCGCGTTTGCAGAGGCCGTCCGCACCGGTCGCACCGACTGGCGCTTCGGCCGTTTTGGGGCCGACGTCGTCGGTTTCCTCGACCAAGCCCAACAACTCCAAGACCGACAACAGGAGGCCCGCGATGCCCATCACTGAGACTACCCAGATCACCATCACGAGCTCCGGCGAGGGTACCGACCAGACCTACGAACCGGAGGCCATGACGAACACCAACGGCCCGGCGGCTGGTCCAGTGAGCTATCCGCTCGCGTCGGGCGACAACACCATCGCCGTCCCGACAGGCAGCAACGGGTTTCACATCCTCCCGCCGGCCACGAGCGGCGTCACCAAGAGGCTCAAGCACTACGCCGGTGAGACGGGGTTCGCGTTCAGGACCGCCGAACAGGTCTACGTATCGCTACCGACCGGCGCGACGCAGCTCATGGTCTGGGCATCGGCTGTCGAGGTCGTACGCATTCATTGGACGTGAGCGGTCGGCCTGGTCCCATGCAGCGGAGACCAGTTCGATCACCTTCGTCCACGCGAAGTCGCCGCCATCGGCCGCGATTTCAATGATGGAGCGGCAAAGGAGCGCGACGTCGTCAAAGCACGCGGGATCATTCGGAGTGTCCCCGCTTTGCAAAACCGTCATACGTCGGTTCGAATCCGATCCGCGCCTCTCAATGATTCTCAACGCTTGGATGCGTTCCGATGCATTGGGAGCCGCTCCATTCCCGCCCTTGTTTGGGAGCTTCTTGCGCGACCTGGTCGTCGACTTCCGCATCTCTGCGGCGGCGCCCTCGGCGAGCGTCCCGAGGACCTTGGCGTAGCGCTCGGTGACCTTCACGCTTGAGTGGCCGAGGAGTTCCTTGACCTCCTCGTAGCTCCACTTTCGGCCCAGGTCGCCGTTCAGGAGCAGGGTGGCGCAGGTGTGGCGGAGATCGTGAAAGCGCACCCTGCGCTCGATGCCGGCCTCTGCGAGCCATGCCTTCCACGAGTCCGGCTCGACCGCCCTCCCCTTCGTCCGGTAGCAGCCGGTCTTGGACCGGAAGATCGTCCCCGTCCGCTCTTCCTTCCGGAGCTTCGACGAGAGCGCCGTCAGCGTCTTCAGCGCCATCCCGAAGAGCGGGATCCGGAGCACCTTGCCGTTCTTGCGAGGCCTCTTCGGTGGCGAGCCGAGCTGGCAGAGGATGTGTGGCGCCCGCTTGTCGAGGTTCACGTGCTCCCACCGGAGCGCCCGGAGCTCGCCGGAGCGCATGCCGGTGCCAATCGCGAGCGCGACGATCGGATCCGTGGCGACGTCAAGCAGCGCCTGCGCCTGGGGCCACGATAGCGGACGCATGATGAGGTCGCTGGTCGAGCCGACGTCCTTTACCTTCATGCCGGCGAGCAAGTTGTCGTCGAGGATGCCATCGTCGACAGCGCACCCGAACACCGCTCGCAAAAGGTTCAGGACGTTCTTCTTCGTCTGCGTCGCGAGCGGCTCGCCGGTCTTCTGATTCCTGAGTCCGCCGAGCAGATCTCGAACGCCGCCCTTGGTGATGAGGCAGATGGGTTCGTCGGCGAGCGGGTGCGTATCGACGTATGCATCCCACCGGTCGCGCTCGCTGTCGACCGCCCGGTAGCCGGCCTTCTCGCGTCGGTCCAGGCACGTGCTGCCGACGCGCCGAAGCGTTGGCCCTCCCCGTGTGGCGCCGCTGTCCCGAAGCCTGGTCAGGATCGCATCGAGCGCTCCTGCTGCGTCCTCGTAGGTGGCGAACGGGCTGCCGTCGATCTCGTCGCGGCGCTTGCCGGTGAAGGAGAAGAGCGCCCGGAACTTCCCCTCCGGCGTCCTCCGGATCGTCCCCGACCCCTTCGGCCGTCGCTTCGTCATTGGTAGACGTCCTCGCTCAGTCGGTCGCGGTCGTCAACGGTCGGGCGAGGAGTCGCCTTGCTGCTGCGACACTTGTCGAGACAACTGTCCGACCAGCTCGAGGTGCATGCCGATCGGAATCTCGTTCTCGACGGCCTTCTCGACGGACCGGAGGACGTTCTCTGGCACCTTCCCCGAGACGCGGGCCTGAACATGACCGGGCGCCAGGGTGACGAGCTCGACGTCGGTGCGCGGGTAGCCGTGGTCCCATAGGTTCGCGGCGATGATGGCGGTCAGCTCGTTCTTGGTGCCTCGCAACGGCACCGAGGACATGACCAGGCGCATCCGCTCGCGGAGCTCCTCGTCAGTCTCGGTCGGCTTCCGCTTCAGGCCAAGGTGACTGGCCATCATCTCGAGCCACTCGCGGGCCCGCTGACGATTCCGGAGCACGCGCAGGTATCGTCCGGCGAGGACGAGCGCGACCGCGATGGCAGCGAAGACGCTGATGAGGATGGCGCGCTCGATGGTCACGGTTCCTTGCTCCTGTTGGGCGTGGGCTCATGCAGCATGCACCCGAACGTCGGGAGCACTCGAAGCCTGGCCGCGTACCCGCTGCCGTCCGTGACAACCGCGAGGTCGGTGGCGAGCTTCTTCGTCTCGAGGCCAGAGCCGCCGTTCCCGTGCTCGATGCGAGCGCAGAGACGGTGCGCGCTTTCGCCTTCCTCGTCCTCGTGGCCGCGCTCGGCATACACGAACCACGTGAGCGGCGCTGGTGAGCCGAAGAATCGGCAGGTCTCGCACGTCTTCATCACCCCGACCTCCGTCGCTTCCACATCCCGTAGCGGATCGCATCGTCGACTTGCTCGACCGTCATGTATCCGTCGCAAAGCCCATCGGCGAGTTCTGCCGTCGACCAACCCTTCATGAAGAGGTCGTAGACGAAGTCAGCCCGCGTCCCGATGCCCCCGAGCCACGCGACGCCTTCCTTGTCGAGCGACACGCTTCGCTCCCAGATGTGGATGCGCCGCTTCTTCACGGTTCCTTGCTCGGTTCCGGCGACGGTTGTCGAGACAACTGCGCGAGAGCCTTCCAGTCATCGCGCTCCTGGATGAGAGCATCGACGGTGCGACGGATGTCCTGACCATTAGGGGTGCAGCCGAGCTTGGCGGACAGGTCGTAGTAGAGGCTTTCGCAGGCGCCGAGAGCGCTCATGGCTTCCGCTCCACGGATGGTGCCTGCGACCCTCGTCGAATCGAGCGCCGCCATGCGTAGACCTTGAACCACGCCGCCGACCGCTCGACGCGGCATGCTGCGCGGAAGAGCGAACCCCACGGTACGCGGTCGCCAGCGGGGAGCTGGCCAACGAAGGCCGCTCGCCACGAAGCAAGGAACGGCCTCACGGGTCCTCCGAGGTTTGTGATTCAGACGGCGCATCCTCGGCGCAGCAGATGTGCTCGGCGGTCCACAGGCCCACCGGCTCCGCCAACTCCATGCCGCAGTAGCAGTGCATGGTCTTCTTGACGTGGGCGAACCAGCGTTCGCGGTCCTCCACAACCTTCTTCAGCCGCTCGGTGATGCCGCGCATGTACGCGACTTCGCGCTCGCCGAGCTGAACGACGGCAGTACCGCGGGATGTCTTGGTGATCGTCACTTCGGTTCTCCGCATCCAGAAGGCGTTTCATGAACTGCCTCCAGCTCCTCGCCGAACCACGTCAGGATCTCGGCGTTCGTGATCCAGCCCTTCTCGAACATCTCGTCGACGTCCTCTCGGTTGAGGTCCTCGTCCTCTTTGCGATC